ATGGACAAGGGTTGATGAAAGTTCAAGTGCCTTATATTTATACGTATTCACGTACAAATCAAGGCTATCAGGCATTCTATCTCCAATCTATATATGATTACGCAGCAGACTTTGATAGCAACCGTTGGACTCAGAGACAGTTTGTAGAACTAAATGATGCCAATGCCACGATGGTTCAACGAAGACATAAGTTACGTGGACAAGGATACGCAATTCAAATAATGATAACGTCAGTAGCTGGCCAACCGTTTGACCTGATGGGTTGGGCATTGTACGAAACTAGAAATACAGGTGTGTAGTGAGCATAGGTGATGCAGTAGGCGATGCAGCCGGTATTGGGATTAACGCCGCTTCAGGTAATTATCTTGGCGCTGCTATCGGTTTAGTTGGTCTAGGCGCTAGTATTTTTGGTGGTATAGGTCAAGCTAATGCTGCTAAAGAAACTGCAGGTTTAGAGAAACAGAAATATCAGGTTTCTGAAAATACAGCTCAGTTAGAAATGCAGCAGAATGCTGTACGTCGTCAAGCCATGGAAATGTCTGCACGACGTAGTCAGCTGGAAACGCTTCGTACAGCTCAGAGAGCTAGAGCTTTTGCTATCCAAGCAGGAGCAACCCAGACAGGCTCGTTGACTGGTTCTGGTATACAAGGTGGCATAGCAGAGACTGAAAACCAAGGGTTGTTTGGGCTACAGGGTATTAACCAAAGTCTACAGTCTGGTCGACAAATGTTTGGTCTCGATGCTTCTATTGATGCTAACAAGATTAGGATGGCTCAGATTGGTGCTCAAGAAGCTGATGTCCAAGGCAATTCCGCTACATCAGCTGGTATAGCCTCTATCGGAGGTTCTTTAATAAAAGCTGGTCCTACAATCGGTGGTTTCTTTAAGACAAGTTAATGGATAATTTAATCTCTCTTGATAATGCTGTTCCTCAGGATCAGCCGATATCTCTTGGTGAGGCATCGGTTGGAACACTCGATAGTGGTTCTGCCAAGTCTCGTGCTGCTAAAGCTGAGTTTGGATTAGGACCTGTTGTCGGTCAAGACTTCGATACTATTCATCAACAAATCAATGACGGACAAGAGAATACTTTCCGGCAAGGCGCTGCTGCGGCTATTGACAACAAAAACCAACAACATCGTCAACAGGCGTTAGTACAGGCAGCGGCTACCAAACCATTATCTCTAAAAGAAATCCATGACTTAACTAGTGGAGTTCCTCCTACTAATCCTGATACAGTCATCGAAAAAGCTTATGCAGACGCATACGTAAAGCAGCTGAAAGAAGCTGCACAACGTATTGATGACAACGTCCTTACTACAGCAGATACCGAAGACCCTGAAAAGGTTGAGAAGTTCTTTCGTGCTGGTAGCGACGTCTTATCTACTCGTGAGTATTTTCTTTCTCAGGCTCAGAACATTCAAGCTGACGTCGATAATGACGTCTGGGGTAATATCCCATTCTTTAAGACACCTTGGACTCCCGAAGGTAAAATACCTTTCGGTAGTAAGACCTCCCCATTCTCGGGTGTCATGGATATGCTCGGCAACTTTAACATCATTGCCGGTCTATATTCAGGTGTTCGTAATGAATACCTTATGCGTGGTAATACGAAAGAAACTAATAGATTAGCGGGGATATTTCAAGGTAGTAATCTCTTAGCTCAATCTCAAGAGCTTATGAGTCTTCCGACGTTTGAAGAACGAAAAGAGATGTTTGATAAAGGCTTTGAACGTCTTAAACAACAAAGCCCAGCACTTGCCCAGCAATGGGCTGTTATGATGGCAGGGTTGTCGACTAACGACCTTATTGTCAGAAACGTCATGACTCCGATCAACCTTGTTGGAGCAGGAGCAGCCACTAGGAGCATCAAGGATATCTTAGGTGGTATAGGCAGGAATCAAGTCAAGAATGTCGGTGGAGGCCCTCCTCCGCCTTCCTCAGGCAATCTCTCGGCAGGTCCTGATGGTGTCTACCGTCCGAGTGCTCCAGCTAGTACCCCTAATACTGAAGCAGTGATGAAGGCTGTAGAAGATGTCCTTCGGACGTCTCCAGCTTCACCGACTAAAGCGAATGTTGCAGAAGCCGTTGGTGACGCCAGAGAAGCTGCTACTCAAAAAGCTATTGTATCTTTTACAAAACCTGATCCTCAACGGGATGCTGTCGATACGTTACTCGACATGCACCGAACTAATCAAGAAGATATCAAACGGTTTCCGGGCAATAACTCCCGTGAAGCCCATACACGTATAATTGATGCTGGTGAGTCATTTGATAAGAACATCGTAGATGTCCTTAAGAATGATAATCAAATCATACGCCTACCTGCGCTTGCAGAAGAAGGGTTTAGGTCTGTCGCTACTCGGGCTAATAGGTTCTTTAATGGCAGAGAAAACACTATCGTTAACGTCGATATGCATCATGATGTCACGACGAATACTGAATGGCATGTCTATACGTTAGGTAATTACGACGGCAGTCCTTTCTGGAGTCTTAAGGCTGCAGAGAACCATGCAGTAAACCAAGGTTATGGTAAGCCTAAACTTATTGGTATTGATCCGGAGGTAGTCTATCTTCCGAAGGTTGCTGTCTTAGAGAATAAATACACTGACAACTTCATAACTGAGAAGGGAAGTGTATATGAACTCCATGATGATGGGACTACAACTAGAAACAAAGGTCATGGCCCTGATACAGGATACAAACCCCGTAGTTTAAAAACAGGGTACTTAACTCCTGAAGAACTTGCTACGATTGAGAAGACTCCGAAGGATAAGTACGCAGTCGATGCGTCCGGAGATAAGATAAGGATATTTACGGATAAGGACAATTTTGCCTTTATCCAAGCACGACACGATGAACCCAAGGTTGGTTTACATCCTGTTGAAATTCTTCCTAACAATAAAATTCATTACGGAAATAAGATCACACATGTTCTTCCTTCCCATATGGATGTACAACCCCGTAGTAATTTTGTCCACGAGAAGGGACCTAACGGTTGGGGATTTTATTTAGACGATCCTCATGGCACTCGTGCTGAAGTCCTTCCTTCAGTAGAACCCGGTCCTACTGATATACCGTTTAATCTCAAAACAGGTAAGTTCGGACAGCCTCTGGCTATCGGGCCTCATATCGTACAGAAAGGAATAGGGTATCACATCAAGTGGATGATCCCACTTAATGAACAAGACAACTGGCTAAGAGAGAATCACCTCATCAAGAGTGATCGCCAGATGTCATCTTCAAGTCCGACATCAACCAAACGTAGTTTCTTCAACGACAGCTTCCTCGGCTATCTCCGTCTGCCGCAGGATACTCTCTCCGCTGCTGAGAATGAGAATAGATTTAAACTAGTTTACGGTGAGAACAGATATCTCAAACTGATTAAGAATGAGATGCAGCATGTCGAAAATCTTTATAACGGAGTTATTAAACAAGGTAAGACATCTTATCTAGACGCTGCTGGCGGAGTTCTTACAGGTAGGAATTCTCAACTCTGGAATGACTTTAAACGTGCTCTAACTATCTCGCAGAAGTTACCTGATCCTGATACAGGTCTGCCGGGTTATTATATGAGAACTCCTGCAGAGATACATCACTTCTGGAACGTGGTCTTTAATAGATCGCCTTCAGAAGCTGAACAACAAGCTTATCTCGCCGTAGGCAGAATGGATTATGCTGACTGGGTGTTTAGGAATATCTCGGTATTCAAGAACAAAGCCAGACTCGGTGTGATGGAGCATGTCCATAAAACATTCCCAGAAGGCAGTAACTCTGGAGAAGCAATCCGTAGTGCACCATTTGAAGGTAGGTTTATCTCGAAGATACCTGAAGGTAACGTCCCTGTCGTCATTATGGAAAAAGACGGCGGTGTCCGATATTATAACTCTATGGGTGTCAAGGCTAAACAAGCCTTTAAAGATGAAATGCAACAGAAAGGATATAGAGCTATTCAGCTTTATAATCCCGATAACTTCGATATTAAAATCTTCGATAAGAATAGAAATCCCGTTAGAGTTGTCTATGTCATTTCCAATTCCCTAGAGAGTTCACCGATATCCTATAAACAAGTAGGCTATCGAGGCGGTGGTCACTGGGATTATAATTACAATTATTACGTCAAACAACCTATGATTAGGAAGTTTGAAGTAGGCGGTAAAACTCATTGGGTTTATAGTGGTGACTCGACATTCGTTCCTATTAAGAACCACGCAGACGGTCAAGCTTTTACTGGCAAATTAAATCAGATCATATCTTTACTTCGTGATAAGAAAGTCAAAGACGCTAAGGCTCTCCATCAGTCATATTCTGACATGGAATGGAAAGACTTCGTCAAGAACTTCTATCCACGTAAGAATGAACGTGGTGAGTTAGTCCCTTCTCGATTTAATCTCGATGAAGACTTCCGTGTCATTCCTAAAGGCTTTACTATCGGCGAGTACGACAAAAACCTCATCAAGAAATATGAGGCGATGCCAGGTAAGTTTGTTAACTCTGCCCGCGGTGAGCAATCACTAGCTCGTAACTTCCAAGTCGAATACACAGGCGCTAGGGATAGTCACGATCTATTCGAACCTATTAACACCGGTACAATCAACAACCCGATGTACAAATTTCAGCCAGCTGAGCTGACTGATCCTGTTACGGTTCTACTCCGGTCTTTGAGACGCATTACGCAGTCTCAGATGGGAGATGATTATAAATACTCTGCAGTCGAACACTGGTTGCAAGAGAACATGAATATGTTAACAGGACGCCCTGAGGAAATCAGAGGCGCTCCGTTTGCTACATTCATGAATGGAGAACTCAACCGTAGATTTAGAATGTCTATGGCTGGTCAAGCAGCTGAGAGCAACCGCTATAAGATTAAAAAGCTTATCGGTATGCCTACTGCCATTGATAGTGAAATCCATCGTTGGAAACAAGCACTAGCTGATGAGATATTTAATACCGACAGTAAGATCAAGAAATCTGTATTAATTCCTGCTGAATGGACGTTAGGAAATATCCACAGTCCTACTGCCTTCATCCGTGGTATGGCTTTCCATCAAACCATGGGTTTCTGGAATTGGGCTCAGATAGCTGCTCAGAATATGGGCTGGGTATTAATTGCCGGAATGTCTCCAGACCATACCATGGCAGGACTATTCGGTGCATGGATGCATCATTGGTCGTTAGTCAATAACAAACCTGCGATACTAAAAGGGCTTGGTAAACTCACAGAGAAGTTAATACAGCCGTGGAAACCCGGTGAGTGGGAAGAAGCTCGAAATATACTCAACAATACTAACTTCGCTGACATTGCAAATACTCTCGCTATCAACGACACTCAGAAGCAGTTTTTGACTTCACTGGCAACTAAAGGTGTTCGGCAAGGAACTACATTCTTTAACTGGGCCGAAAGTAATGTCCGTATCGGTGCATTCTATACAGCATTCCACGAATTCAAACGAGCATTTCCGAATAAAAAGATAGACCAGACTGATATCGCTAAGATTAGCGCCAGAGCTAACGATATGTATGCTAATATGGGAAGAGATAGTAAAACTCTTCTTAACACTGGCATCGGAAGTGTAACTCTCCAATTCTTTAAATACATCGAGAACGTCGGTCAAATCTTCTTCTCTAAACGTATCGGAGATGTCTTCGGTCAAGAGAATACATGGGCAACACGAGCCCGTCAACGTGCTCAAGTCTACGCCATGTATGCTTTGATGTTTGGGCCGCTAGGTGCTACCGGTCTTTCTCTCCTACCAATTAATGACATCGTACGTAAACAAGCTTTATCTGGTGATTATCACATCGGTCCTATCCGTATCTACCAAGCCGATCCATATGTCCCCGGACGTAGTCTGATGCCATCCCTGATGATGGAAGGTCCTGCGTCAGTAGCTGGGGCGTATCTATCTGGCTGGTTTAGAACCGGTAAATGGGATATGTCTAAGGGCACATTCTATAACTTCAACGACCGGTATGGAGCTAACGGCTATCAACTTCTGAGAGATTTGTTTGATAATTCAAATACCTTCTGGGGTATAGTTCTCGGTGCCTCAGGCTCTGTTATGTATAATAACCTCAAGAGTGCGACACCGTTTGTCTACGCATGGACTTCTGCCTATAACGACGAACAAGACAACCCATTTAAGTTAACCTTCAATGATTGGAAGCAAGGACTTGATAATATCAACAGTTTTAGAGCTGGGGATAAACTAGCATATGCTCTTGCCTTCGGTAAGTGGCTAGATCGTCATGGCCGTAATCAGCAAGACATTGGGGCAATAGACGCCATCTTTAGGACGCTGCTGGGCACCAATGATCAAAAAATAGACGATCTCTATCTTCTCCATAAGATACAACAAGAACGCACTGAGAGTTACAAACAGGCTGGTTTTGACTATATGGAGAACATGCGTCTTCAAGCAGAGGCTATTAAAAACAACGACATCGAACAGGCGAAGGACTACGGCAGGCGTGCTAACTTTGTTCTTCAAAGTAGAAATGTTCCGCCTGATGAGGCTGCGAAGATATTTGCACAAACTCGGTCGCTGTTACAAAATCAACAAGATTTAACTTACGACAACTTCTACCACAAACTAGTTCCATCTGGGCAGGAAACTCAACACGGTGAAGCCTATAAAGCATTGAAAGATCAACAACGATGACGGATTTTAACCCACAGTTTCAAACCCAGACTCCGTACTATCTCCATATGTCGAAGTCTATCCAACAGCCTTACTCTCCTTCTGAAGGGGATAAAAGTACTGGAATACTTCTTAAGACAGCCGGGGAAGGATTAGAAGAAGGCACTAAACTTGTTGATACCGGAATTAAAGACTCTATCAAAAATGAAGAAGAAGATTTCATCAGAAGTCGTCGGGATGAATTCATAGGTCAGCTTGATACTCTTCTTAATAACAAAGCAGGCAATCCTCCTTTAAATGCTAGAGCAGAGGCTGCAGATCAAGATTTGATGCCTGATAAGGGAGCTGATGCTCCTGCATCAGTTAGTCGTGGCTTAAGTGCTATTGAGCGAATTCAAAATGCTAAAGACCAAGGTGGTAAGTTTAGAACAACTTCTCTTGATGCTGAAGTTAATAACACTCTAAAAGACCTTCGTGCGAAGTGGCCCGGTTATAGAGATTACATCGACCAAGAAGCCAGTCGCATTCTCGGATACAATCCCGCTAATAAACTCGTCAGTGACAAACTCGCTCAGTTGAATGAACTTACTACTAACAAACAAAAAGAACAAGAGTACTGGGAGAGACAAGTAGTATCCTCAGGATTTTCTGGTAGTCAAAGAGTACTTCAACAGTTTAGAGCAACAGGTGACATCTCTGCTGTAGAAAACTGGCTTGCTAAAAATAACGAAGAAAGAGAACGTATAACTCAAGCTACTGCTAGATTTAATCTAGCTGATAAGTCTAGGTCGTATCATCAAAACGTAGCTGAGGATGCTGCTTATAAAGCTGCTGATCATGCTACCACTGAGTATTTTACTAATAAACGTATTATAGACGTTCAGGGCAGAACACTAGGAGTAGACCCCGGTACGTCAGCTTCTGAGTTATCAGATAGACTGTTTAAGATGTCTCAGAATCCTACACCTGAAAGTAAGGAAGAAGCACGTGTAATAGGTACTCAACTCGAAGGACTTAGGCAACGCAACGCTATGCTCCTTGAGAATTATTACAAAACTACTAAAGATAAAGACGGTCGAAGTCTTTGGGAAGTTCTTGGTCCTAAACGAGCTAATGAAATCATTGATGAAACTAATAATCGTTTCTTCAGAACTCAACAAAAACTCTTAACTGATGATAATCTCGGATTAGTCCATGCTACTCAAAATGCTGTCGGCGATATAAAAAATAATGACGCTCTGAATGTTTTAAAAGATAATTCAACAAGTGCTGTTGCTAGGGCAGCTACAGCTTTAAACACTCTTGCTCCCAATCTTAGTCCTGATCTTACTAAACAAGTCTGGGGTGATATGCCGGATTATAGTAAGAAGCTTCTTAATTTAATGACTCGGCAGAAATGGAATGCTATAACGCAGCAAGGTGGAGACACTACTGATGGTTATACTTTTAAACAATTCCAAGTCGAACAAGATAAAGCTGCTGATATAGCACACGCTACAGAACAAGAACGTGCTGAAGCTGCTAAGAAATTTATTGAATTCCGTCGTGCATTTAATGAAAAAGACCCTCGTGTCGTAGACGCAGCTATTAATACATTCTTTGCTCCATCCAACACAGGTACTCTCGATAAGTACATGGATGATTATTATGATAATACAACTGGTAAGATCAAGACTGGGCGTACTGAAGCATATAGAAGTTTAACTGCACCGGATGTTACTAAAGCTGTTTGGAAACGTGCCCATGAAGGCAACGGTCCGGCTTGGGATAACTATAAGACATGGGCTGATAACACTGCTGCCAAAAGTCTTATGACAATGGCTAAGACATGGAATGTCAACGAAGAGGCGTACAAGAACAATCAAGTTCTTCATACCCTTGAAGGTGATATGCCTACTCACACAGACCATCATTTCTACTGGGACAGTGATAAACATCAGATCGGAGTTACAGACCATAAAGGTAATATCCTCGATTTGAATTCTCTGGCGCGTGTAAGTCCAGATATGTTTGCTGTCCGTAACGCTAATATTATGTTAGGTAATCTTGCTCATGTTTATGAACAAGAAGGCACTGATGTTAACGCCGCATTGTTTAGAACTATGCAAAGAGCAGGCTGGTCTCCAGAGTCTGTTGATGTAAAAGGCTCTCCAATTCCACAGCGTATTATTAAATCAGTTATAATTTCATCTCAAAAGCCTGAGAAGAAAGAATGACGCATAATTATGCGAAAGAAAATAAATGGGAAGACTCTCCACGTCAAGTTAAGCGGAGGGAAGCTCGTAATAAGGCACGCTCTAGAGCTGCTAAAAAAGGTCTCGTCCGTAAGGGGGATAAGAAAGAACTAGATCATGTCGGTTACCATCCCACTGGGACATTACGTGGCGTTAGAGCTGTTGTTGTCAGTCGCCATCGTAATCGCGTTCGTCAGCCTCCTCATAAAGGATACAAATAGTGGCGATTGGTACTAGTCTAGGCCAGTGGTTTCCTGACGCACTCAGTCATGCTACCCAGAAGTATTCTGGTAATGACAATAACGTCATCGACCCTGACATCGACCCCGGCTCAGTTAGAGATAAGTCTAAGGATACTATTACCCAACCTATTAAGGTTAGTGATATCGAAGACCGTCGTGATGAAACGATGACTGATCAAGCCAAAGCTTTAGCACATGGATTGTGGCAGTATGGACATGACACAATTCACCCTGACCCTCTTGAACCTGTTCCACTTAATCCTTCTGGTCTTGCTAAAGATTTAGGCTTTGATAACATTGATATCAATAAACCTTATACTACAACAAGGGCTTCAGGACCATTAGCTGATGACATTCTTACTGATATTAAACAAGCAGGTGGTATAATTAAAGGCATGTATGAGGGTTTAACCAATCCAAAATAAGACCTGTCATGAGGTAATTAGATACCGTTAATCGTAACGTCCAGGTTCAATAAGCACAAAAAAAAGGCCCTAAGGTTTTAACCCTAGGGCCTTTAAGTTTGCGTAGTGGGACGGGAGGTCTGATTCCACTACGATCCGACGGGCATCACACCATCAGATTGAGTTAGTGCTTGCTCTTCTTAGTGGGAGCAGCTTCGTAAGTCCAAGCCTCGAACTCTCGCAGAGCCTCCAGACCATGCTCAGGATACTGTGTGTTAATAATATCCTTAGCCTTCGTGTAAGCCTTCTGAAGAGCTTCCTCGGCTACCTCAAATCCAGCGAAGTCGTTGGTAAAACCACGACCAGTCCAGACGATGCCGTAGAAAGGCTCGTGTCGCCATTCGTCGTTAGTATCCACGATCTTCGTCAGCTTCTCGTCAAGCGTGTACTTGCCGTTCTTGACCCAGTCGATCAATTCCTTATACGTATGTGGACCGGTATGGTCGTGGATATGGAATTGCTTTTGGAGGGCAATACGGTGATTGGTCCTGACATCGCTGAGACGACGGTTGAGGTAGTCACGCTCTGGGTATGTATTATTCATGGGGGTTGTCCCTTCTTGTTCTTTTGTTTGAGCAGGTGAAAATTGCTCTAATTTAAAATTCACTGGAAATGGAAAATTATTCATTACAGAAACATTACAAGGACATTCATCAGTACCGTTAAAATGTAGCATCCCTTTTGGACCTGCTGCAAAATTTATTAAATCGTTCATACTCATTAGTTATTAATTCCTAAATAAAGGGCAGAGAGGGGAAAGCACGAACGCTTCACATTGGTTCACACTACCTCTGCCCTTATCCTTAACCAGCTTCGCCGAGAGGATACTTAGCTATTGCTGGCTTCGACGGGAGCTTCTTGCTTCGGGGTTTCCTCTGGTGCGGTTTCACCTTTACCTTCGAGTTCGTCTTCGAGCTTGTGAATAAGCTCAGAAATTTCTTGAGTAACTTCATTCATTCTTATTTCCTTAGTTATGATATATTGTTTGAACATCAGGCTCGATATTGAGCCTAAGAGTACGTACTCCATTGCTATCAGGAGCACTGATGGAGACGTCAATGACGTCTTCGGAGGACTTAATCACTGACATCGTTTGGAGATGGACTGCGATTAAGTCCTGAAGAGTTCTGTCGTGCAACAGAAACTCGATCCTTTTTACGCGCTGCATCTTGCATCTCCTTCTCTTGGAGGAGCTTGAATACGGGAGAGGCGTTCTTGTGGGACTTCTCCTTCTTAGCCTTGAGAGCAATCCGCTCCCCACGGTTAGAAGGATGTTTTGTTTTCTTTATCAAGATAATCAATAGCTTTAATTAAAAGTTGTTTGTCGTCTTTGAAATGTCCTAGTCCTAAATTACAAGAGAAACAAAGCATTCCTCTTACTGTTTTAGAGTCATGACAATGGTCAACAACTAACTTGGTTTCTTTTTCACATATTGCACATCTGTTATTCTGATTGTTTAATAGTTTTGAATAAGCATCTAAAGATAATCCGTAATTGATTTTAAGTTTTTGTTTAAAGTTAAAGGCTTTTATTTTATCAGGATTTTTCTTGGCCCACTTACGCCGATTAATTCTAAGTTGTTCTTTATTTCTTAAATAAGACTCGTTACTGTAACACATTCTACTCAAAATCAAGAGGCTTAATAGGAGGAACTTTTATAAAACCCTCCTCAATAAGGAAAAGTAAGAGGTCTTCTTCCGTCTTATCGTTCAGTTCTAATAAATCGGAAATTGAGTATAAATCTAAAATTAGAGAGCAGGTTGTCACTTAGTCAGTTGATATAAATATGCTGCGCCGATAACTAACACAGTCAGTATGATTGCGAAACAAATCCCTACGACGCTTTCTTCCGTTTCTTTCGACATTTTCGTTTCTTCTTTATTTTAGGTGGAACTATCCATCCAGTTCCTCTTCGTAAATACGCAGCAGCTCTTTCAAATAACTCTGCATCTCGGTGTCGTCCGATAACTCGTCGGTTACAGAAGTGACATAGAAGCCCTCGGATTTCACCAGTGCGATGGTCATGGTCAACGCAGAGTTTGGCTTTAAAGAGTTTAAACTCTCTTCCACAAACACCGCAACAATTTCCTTGGTTATGCAAGAGAGTTTCATATTGTTGCTCCGTTATGCCGTATTTACGTTTGAGGTGGTATTCGCGTTTGTTCAATTTAATTATTGTAAACGATTTTACCGGTCTTGTCAACCTCCGTCACGTCAGGTCGTCTAACGACTTTAGTGAGGTAGACTGGCCCTGTGCTGTAGAGGAAGGTTCTGAGGTCTGGGTTGCAACAATATTTGAAAGAGCTGTAACTTGCTCTTGTATCGAGTTTAATATTTCCAGACTTTCCGTCTGCGATTGTTCCACAACTACACTGAGGTGGATCAGGTCTGAGTACAATTTCTTTATAAGATTTAATTCGGTCTGTAATACTGTCTCTGAGTTTGTGTTCATATAATGCCAGATGTCCTAATTGTTTATCGACAGCAAGGAGATATCCTCTATCCTTTATGAGAACCAGAGGGTCATCTCTTGATCCCAACACATAGCCATCAACTTGATCCAGATAACCAAAAGGATCATCCGAAGCAATCGTCTTGTCACGAAACTTGAGAAAGCTACGGGAAGCAGCAGATTTGACATCAACAACTGCGCCATCAATGACACAGTCCCGGTGCCCAAGAATTCCATCAACTGAGATTTCATCTTGTTCTCCTGTGACGTCATGACCTGCTGCCTTCGCAAGCCCGATGATCATGTGTTCTATGACATGCCCGTAGGCGTACTTTATTCGGGCGTAGGGTGGGAGAGGTTCTGCGAGTTCTGGGTGGTGGACTTCGTACCAGAGTGCACATGGGCACTTCGGTCCGAGCCCTGAGAGCCGGAGCCCTCGGTGTTCATGTTTTCCAAACGACCGCTGGAGAGCACTTGAAACATTAGCGGAAAGATTGGATGCAATATGATCCTCAAGACCATGTTCGCCTCCAACGTAGTTGTAGATGTCGTCTACTAGATTATGTATTGATTTCACGTTTTCGAAACTGTTCAGCTACGACTTCGATATGGATCGGAGTATAACCGATTTGTTCGACGCACGCAGACATGTAATGAGGATCACTCATTAGGTTGTTGTGGAGATGTCCATGAAGCATGTATTTGCCATCACGGAAATGTTCAAGAGGGAGTGGAATGTGTCCTGCAGTAAACTCGACACCACCGGTATAAAATCCATTCCATAGGAGGATTTTCTCGAAGTGTTTATGAAGTGCAGGGGATTTCAGATTGTCGTGGTTGCCAACGATAAGGCGTTTATGCCCGTTTAGAGATGCAAGGAGAAGAGATAGGTCTCTTTCATTGCCTCCAAATCCTAAAGCAACATCACCTAGGTGGTAAACTTTATCGCCGGGTTTGACAACACTATTCCAGTTATCTACCAGACATTCATTCATCAAATCCGAGTTAGCAAACGGACGTCCGCAATACCGGATGATGTTGTCGTGGAAGAAGTGTGTATCTGAGATGAACCAGATGTTTTTCATTGTCCGATCCGATGCATCAGGTAGTTATAGGCGGCTCCAACAAACGGATGGAGGACTACGCCTAGGATGAAGATTTCGAGGAAGGTAAAGAACTTCTGGCGCGACTGTGCAGCCTTCTTCGACGCTTCTTCTCGACGCTTACGCTTGTTGTTCTTGTCCAAGTCTTTCAGCCGGAGAGCTTCTCGTACGGCATTCTTGGCAATCTTCTGCAGCTCTCTACTATTAGGGCCGCGATTGTTCTGTGGGGGACCCCAGCCCCACGGAGGTGGGTAAGGGTAGTTCATGGTATTCTCCTTCTGTGGGAGGTTTATTACCAAAGGAATTAATTAAATGGAGGCGGGGTAGACGGTAGTGTCATACCCCTTGTACAACCTACTTCATGAGAGCCTACGGTAATCTGCCGCTATGTTCTCTTTCGGTCCGCCTCAGTTGCTTAAGGTGGCTGTCCAAGGGTTTGTTCTTCTATTAAGACCCTCGTGAATATCTTGAGGCTCTTATTCGTCATGGCGTTCTCCATTGCTAGAAGGCTTGACGTTACGACTTCGACTGTGGGTGTACCCTTTCTCAGTCTCGGACCCGTTCGTACCGATCACCAATGCCATACATCAGTGCGGTGGAGTCTATTATCCTACAGCACACGGTCGTGTAAGAGGCCGGTTCATGTCAGAGATGGTTGGTGATCTTACTACACCATCGTGTGGGACTGTCTCCCTAACTCGCGGGTTGTCGGCTATAGCCATTGCTGGCACTTGTTCAATGCGTTTGAACTTCACGTGGCGTTGACGCAGCCTAACGTCCGCTGCTGATAGACCGTCAGTGCGGATAAAATGTAGTGACTAGTAGTTAGACTACCAGACGGTACATTTCTTCCTACGATTGGTTTTCCGTCTTCTCACCCCATCAGGGCACTAATTTACAGTTAGTGGGCGGAGGGCAGGTTCGTAGGGTATCTTAGATGCAGACCTGTTACGCAGGCTAATGAGACCTGTTTGGGTGTGTGTCATGCATCGACTCACCTGAGTATTGAAGTCCTTGTGGGGATGTTTCAACCCGGCTGGTTTCTTCCCATACAGCAGTGCCTAGGTATGGTTCAGGGCCATACTTGCGCTTAAGAGGTTGGAGTACGTTTAGTGGATTTCTTCTCCACTAGCTGTCCTCTGACTGACTACTTCTTCCTGAAAGTCGGACTCGAACCGACATTCTACGGTTGCACCCGTAGTGCGTAACCTGCTGGGACGTCCAGATGTTTCATGGCCCGCCTTATTCAGCTTCATTCCGCCATCTCAAGATTTGTAGCTGTGCAGTCAGGCTTGGGCTAACTTCCTGCAGGACGGGCTGTACCCGACACAGGGGTCGTCGCCTACTGTTTCCCAGAACCACGTCTGGGGTTCGCTGTGCTTCCTATGCGGACTGTTAATGGCTTGTTTGCAAAGCCCTCCAAGTCTCGTCTACCAACACGAGTTGGAGTGTCCCTTATCCGTTCGGCGATCAGTTAGTCTACAGAGTTGATCAGCTCTCTACAGCTTGCCGAGTTCCTGATCGGCCATCAGGCATCATGAAGTCCCACCGATGCTCATGGGTTGCAGGACCATTCCTTGTCCAGCTGCGTACTACACCAGATGCTATCTCACTTGTAGTACGGGGTAGGCACACGGGGTTTGGAGCCCCGGCCACAGCCAAGTAGTTCACAACTTCTACTCTACGGCAGAGCTAGTCATACCGTGTGCTGGTGTACAGTTGTCTCTATCCGGTCCACAACCGAACGGAGGGCCATTAGCCAGAGACTAACGCCCTCCATCGGAGACAACAGGGACGTGATTTACACTATTGGCAAAAGAAATAAGCAGTCTAGGTCGCCAGTTATTCCCTCGCTAGGGCGACTCCACGGCATGTGGTATCTCATGATGCGAGGCTAGATGTCTCCTTGTCAACTGCTCTGGGAGACCCACGGCTCTATTAACCAATTACTTGATAAAAGTATAACACATTCCGTAAGACCGTAAGCCTTGACTGAATGTGAGGTCGAGGTGACCTGTCAGGGCTAGAAGAATTGCTAATACGACAAGCATCCCTATAAACATAGAGACAATACTGTCTAGTGCTTTAAGTACGCCCTTTACCATGGCTTAGGTTCCTCCGCTTGTTGAAGGGATTTAACGGCTTCCGCTTCCGCCGGTGGGAGGTCTCTAGTGGCTTCAAACGGAACTAGGTTATCCACACGGAGACTGTCCCACCGGACAGCAGCGTACTTGTACGGCGACTGTGGGGTAGACTTATAAAACTCAACTCTACAGGTGACATCTGATCCCCACCCTACCTTATGACCATCCATGAGGACACCGTCTTTGTCGATGACTCTAGGAGCGGTAAAGGCTACGACCTTACCACGCATCATCTTTTGAGGATCGCGGTGGAATGTGATGTAATCGCCGTCGTCGTCCCGTTGGATTTCATTCTTCAATCCCTCTGCCTTAAGCTCACGAACTACTTTCATGCTTTCAGGGGTTGGGTAGAGAGTAATGCTCCAACGATTGTATTTGTTTAATGAAACGGCATGTATGAATTTAACCTTGCCGTGAATATCAATTAATTTTGCTTTAGCCAATTTTTTCAATCTCTTTTACTAAGTACAATTCTGCGTCAGGATATTCTCGATCTGCTTCGTCAAGAATAATTAAACGGGCTTCGTTTTCGTCTTCGGCATTGACTTCATAGTCTTTTTCAATCACTGCCGTTCCTACGTACATATTCATTTACGTCCTCTTATAATATATCTTTTAAGATATTTTTCTAAATCTATATTAGGAAAATCAATATTTAATTGCTCAACAAATCTAAATAATCTCCTACTTCCTAACCATTGACCATCTTTAGTATAACAATCAAATAAAAGAATTTCATTTCCTTTTTCATCCCACACAGGAATACAGTCAATATGTGTTAAAATTATTGGCTCTGTGGTCATCAGATGTCTCCTGCATAAAATGGAACAGGCCGGTTAAAGTCTCTAAGTTCTGTACCATCTAATCTAGCTATTGTAATTGTTTCTTTACAAATGCCGTTAACATCTTTTGAATTGAATAGATAGATTTTATTTCTGTTAACCCAAACTCCGGCCAATATATCATAATCTTCTACAGAATACAAGCGGTTTGTTGAACCATGTTTGTTTCTAATTCGCGCTATATTAAATGCAGGATATTCTATAATAGATTTAACTTGAACACGTTTGTCACCTGCAATGAAATCAAAATGACTTTCATGGCAGTCTGGTGAAAATATTAAATGTCCTTGCTTACTGAAGTGTGCTTTAGCCAAATACTCAGCAGACATTCCTTTACGTATTGCTAATGGACCTCGTACCAATTCATACCTACTGTATAATCTTTTCTATCTTCATTCCAATATGAACCAGCAAGAGGACAATTTAATTTTAAATCTTCTCCGACCTTAGTTAGACTATCAGCCATTATTTTAGCCAATTCAACCGCACGGTCTAAACTGTTACGACACTCCACAACCCATTCGTCATGGACGAAGTTAACGAGTTTAGCATCGTATAACGGTAGAAGAGAAAAAAAATACCTAGTGGCTAACTTCATACATACGGCTTCGCCGCATTGAAGATATCCTGACATAGCGAGATGTCTACGAGTTCCATCGGTGTCTCCGGGAATTCGCACCTTGCGACCATCCAACCCAACGAACCAGCCTCGCTTAGCATCTTTTGGAAAAACATCCCTTTTGAGCTTTGCCCAGCCGTGGTATCTTCCCATGAGACGATCAAGAGCTTCTTGTGTTTGGGCTTCAGAGCAGTCCAATATCTCAGAAAGCTTAGCCATTCCGGCCCCCAATAGGAGCGCATAAATGAATCTCTTCGCAGCTGCCCGAGATTTACAGACACTACCAAGTATTCGCTGATTAAGCGAATGCGGATCGGTTTTGTCATCCTTCTTCCCCTTTACGAGAGCGTCAGTGAATTCAGGATCGTTGATGTAATGAGCAAAGATACGTAACTGAATACCTTCGGCGTCACACCCAACTAACAGTCTATTTCGGGGGGCACACCATAGTGATCTAAGTTCTTTCCCAAGCAATTTACGCTTCCCAGCTGTATCAAATTCATTGGGAATGTTGGCAGTGTTTGGATTTTGATGCGCCATCCTGTGAGTCCATGCGCCAAGCGCATAGAACTTGCCGTGTATTCTACCATCGGGTTGAACGAGTTCAAGCCACTCAGTAAGTGTTCGTCTGCGGGACTCAAGAAGAATTCGTTTTGCCAACAGTCTGGCAGCAAGAGGGGCTTTAGTAGGCAAAGTTTCGAGATTGGTTTCATTAACCTTCCAACCAGTTTTTTTTAATTCATAAAGTCTTTCTTCTAAAGCTGCTTTATCAAATTCAGATGGACCGCCTCGGCCATACTTTATTTTACTAAATTCTCTTTCAGCCTCGATATGTGTCTTCGTCTTATCTACCGGCTTCCAGCCAGCTTCGTTAAGGACCTGTATGATTTGCTTGTGGCTACTAGGATTGAATGTACTCCAACTACAACGACAGAAAGGACCACCATTGTAATCAGATAGGTCACCATCACCAAGCCAACGAAAGTCAGTGCGGTTAAGCGTGCCATAGGATGTAACCTTCGGATGGATTTCGCGTATGACTTTAAGTCTTGGAGGAAAAGCTTCCAATATCTCTTTGTCCAAATCGGCAAGTTCATAGGTCACCTTTTGTAAGAGGTTAGAAGCCCGTGTAGAGTTAAAGCAAAAACCATTATCGTGGAGATTATTGACAACCAACTGGAACCATTGTTCAAGATCAATAGAGCTTCTGTGGTCAGGATTGTTGATATAGCGAGAATACTTAGTATATATCTTGTGCGTGATATCGACATCTCTGACACAGTACGTCTCCATCTCTGGTGTGAATTTCGAGAAGTCAGTAAACTTAATCTTCTCAAAACCAAACTCCACTCCGTAATCTTCTACAGAATGTCCGTCTCTGGAATAATCAACTAACTTACTGATTATGAGTGTGTCAATAACATCGCCCAAACTAATCTGGGTATCCAGCTCAAGGAGGGAACAGAGGACAGGCCAATCATAACCAAGAATATTGTGCCCGATAACTGTATGGCCCATTTCGTGCCATTCGCGAATAAACCTAATAAATCTTTCACGTTCTTGTTCTTTCTTCGTTAAATCATAAAATCTCAAATATTCACCGGTGTCAATGCACTTGAGGACCACAAGCCATATCCGGTCGGGTCTTTCTAAAGCGTTCGCCTCGATGTCAATTATATATTTCAACTTATAGTAACTGCTGTCAATTTATCGGCAGGATCGCCGAAAAAATCATTGACTTCATATTGATATTTACCCTCAAACCAAGAGTTGTCAGGGTAATGGTAGACTTTTGATTTTTTAATCTCACTAAGGTCTTCCCATCCGCTTTCGTAGCCTCTTCCGAGGACACGCATATTAGATGGGAATTCCTTAAGCTTGTTTATAAGCTCTTCTACAATCATGCAGCCACCTTAAAGATGCTGTCCATGAAGTGACGATACAGTTCTTTCTCGCCGTTGATCTCGGTCTTATACTTCGGATCATTCTTGGCAGAGAGGTATTTGATACTCTCCTGACACTGCCTCATGCAGTAGAAGGTAGCAGGATCAATCTGGATCACGTTATTCTGGTTCATTATTCCCTCCTATCGGCTAGTATAAGTTCTAGCTCTTCTATAGAAGCGTCAGCTTTAAGTCGATTAGCTCTTTGACTTATAATTCTGACATTTCCTTTAACATAGCCCTTTGTATTATCAATTCTGTCTACAGATGGTTTATTGCCATATGTTTCAGAATTCAAAGGAATTTTTAAAACAGGACAAATATTCGGATATATTAAATCTGCTTCATCAAGATTAAATTCTAAACCTCTTTTTAGGGCACTGTCTTTTATTCGCGCTAGCTTAACTTTCATTGGGTTAAGTTTAGTCTTCCAGTATTTTCGACAGCAAAAATAAGAACAAAAGAGCTGCTTGCCATTGTTCTTTTTAAACTTTTTATTACAAAGTTTGCACTCAACCATCACTATTTCTGTCGGGGGGATTTATACCTAGGACTTCATAGTCCTTGTGGGCGTTGCACCATAGTTTGGTGTTGACGTAAATCTCACTTATAGCACCACCTATGGATTGATGCAATAGACAAAACAATTCACCTTTGTAAACAAGTTCAAACAGATAAGCCTGAATTGAACCTTTAGGAGCTGTAACGAATACAGTTCCTATCTCCATATCCTTTAGCCAATTACCACTAGGAGTATCAGGCGGATCACCGTCTTTACCACCAGTGATGACACGAGGAGTCCATGACACAGGTATCGGCTCCTTCTCAGGATTGATGTTTTCGACCTTGCTCATTAGATACCCCGTAGGATTGAATTAGAAGCCCACTGGTGCGTTATTTCAGTGGGGCAGTAGGTAGACCAAGGGTCTAATTATAACGCACCAGCAAGCCTTATATACGCTTACTCCACAACGGCATTTCTTTCATTACCGTCTTAATTGTTTTACGCGCTCGACCCGTCTTACGTGCTATGACTTTGACGGGCGCTCCTGTTGAAATCTCGTCCAACAGTTCGTTGAAGAGTTTTGACGGAAGGAGTCTGGTCCGTCTTGCTTTGATTGTTCCCATGGGTTGTTTCCCATTTTTTTACTTGTTCTTGGATCGTATAAGGATCGTCATTCCCCATCAGTATCATCTTTCCCCTCAGGTGGTTCCGGACGATAGAACTTCTCTGCGTCTGCTATCTCCGTGGCATTATAGCCTAATCTAGCGAGAAGAATGAAGAATTCACTTTGTTTAATTTTTCCACTTTGATAAGCAGCGCAGGTATCTTCGTATATCTCCTTCGCCTCTTCATCAGAGAGGCTGGCTCTCCAGTTCATCGGTTTGTCTCCATAGTGGAACGAGTGGGGGCATAGGCCCGGTTAACTCTGTCGCAACTACATCAACTATACCTAAATCTTCTGATAAAGTATGTGTCTGCATATTAAATAACAGCTGTCCGGCGGGACCTGTCATCGAGGTCGGGCGGTTCTTTGTAACCGTGAGTTTAGTAGTCAACCTCGTCCGTTCGTCGATAGCAGAGATATCCCTGTCGATATCGATACGGACGTGGCAGTTCTTTGCAATCATCCGTGAACCTCTAGTCTGACCATTGTCATTGACATGACTGACCATGATCAGACCGAAGTCCAACTCTTGCGTCATCAGCTCTAGTCTTGCTGAGAGGTATTCGAGAGCTTCTCTCTCTCGATCTCCGCCAAGACCAGCAACGGCCAGAGAAATAAGGTCAAAGAAAATCCAACGACAGCCGCGCGCAGTAACGAGAAACCTGATAGTGTCGATAATACTGTCTGCGCTGTCAGAACCAAAATGATTATAGACGTACAAACGATCGTCGGTAGGCACCACTCGCTTGAAAGCACTGACCGTCTCGCTAGGTTCACAACCGCAGTCCGGAAGGTGGACTGGCCTTTGGAGTTCAATTCCTGCCAGCGCTTGTAGTAACCGCTGCTTTGACTCTTCAATGAAGATCGCACCGACTGCATCTGTTGTCTCCTTTAGAAGGTGATGAAGCATTGTATGCATAACTTCCGTCTTACCGACTCCTTCTTGAGCAGTCAGTAGTACGACTTCGCCTGTCCTCATTCCGTAAGTCATATTGTTCAATGTAGGGAATGGATAGGATACGCCGTACTTGACGGGCTTGAGTAGTTCTTTCTCGAAGTCAGACAACGAAGAGATTAGATTGTCTGGGAGGAACTTCTTAGCGTTCCACCAAATCTCTCTTAGTTCTCTGTCTTCTCCGGCTTGGAGATAATCGTTTGCATCTTTTCGATTACCGCCGGGGAAACGGACGTCATAAACTTTGTTGTAGTCGAAGAGACGAGCGACTTCAGCTGCTGCAGCCCGGCCCGGTTCATCTCCGTCAAACGCAAGGTAAATGCGTTCAAATGAGTTGAGGTAGGATCGGTCAATTGATGCGTCCAAGCGAGCAGACCCACTAGAACGTACACTAACAACAGGCGACTTAAGAACCTGATAGAGCGATAAAGCATCTAACTCCCCTTCGGTTATCGTCACAGACCGGTTGCTACCGGGGCCGAACTTATTACGACCAAATAAACCAGCTTTTTGAATATCCCCTTTAGTATAGAAACCCTTTTCTCCAAGGGTACGGATTTTGAATGCTCCATTTGAATATGGATAGCCTTGCTCAAAAGGCTTTCCGTCAGCATCAATTTTTGTTCGTACGTCATAGAATTTAAAAGTTTCTGAATTAATGCCTCGTGTTGGGAGGTATTCATAAGTATAATTCGTCAAATCAATACCATCTTTAGGCTTGTAATAATTACATGAATAACAATACCCATGCCCGTCCTCATACGTACAATACGCGTCTGAAGACGGGCATACCGGGCAAGATATGTGGAGATCAACGATTTTGGAATTGGTAGAATTGCTTGGCATACTTCCGATTGCCTTCGCGTAGCTCTAGCTGCGCACCGGCGAAGACACCACCGATCTGGGCATCCCAATAGTCTTCGATGCCGAGATAAGCCCATGCCGGGATGATAGCCCGGACGTGGAAGTCTCCGAGCGTTGGGTATCCGTTCTTCCCACGCCATGCGACCTCAGCCGCAGGGAGAATGATCTTGATACGTTGACGCCGGAACTGTATACCATTTTGCTTATGGCTGTCAAGCAAAATAAACTGCTCGGGATGAATTTTCCACAACTCACCTCTAATACGAGCTGGCTCGACTGGCCATCGAACGAACCCGGTAGGACGATAAGTCTCTGGGAGAGGGATAGGATATGACTCTTTCCCTAAATCCTTCTTCCAGAGAGTAAACGGTGCCTCTGTGTAACACGTTGGATGTTCCGGTAGCTGAGTGAAACTCGCCTCAACTGCCAAGTCCCTTTCGTTTTCATCCCCCATTACGAACAGATGTTGCCATTTATATTGGCCCAGCCGCCACATATCGGGAGTAATATCCGGACGAATCAAATCAACTGCAGGAGCTTGTTCCGGGACACGCCCCATAAGTTTCCGCGCAAGTTTTAGCATTGACTTCTCCGTTGAAAAAGGAAGGGGTGATGACTTCCCTCGATCCGCCGCAGCGTAGCCACCACCCCCGAGCATACTCTTCGCACACTCCACCGGTCGTCGCTCAACCGGTGCCTAGGTGATTAGGCTACCTGCTTCTGAGGAAACAGGGACTTCTTTGCAGGCTTGAGTTCTTCATGAGCAAGCTCATGCTTTTCCTCGGCCGTGACCTTGCTGAGTTTGTACGTGAAGGCCATATTCTTGAAGGCCCAGCAGAGATTGGCCATGAGTTCGGCATTCTCTGTTGCGATCTTCTTGTACTGACTGAACGGCAGTCGGGCAAAGTCCGACAATCCGTCCTTCAAACCAAGCTGTTCGCCGAAGCCTGCGATCTTAATCTCTTGACCTTTGGCATCCTTGGGTTCGGAGATAGGATCGCCGTTCTCAGCAATCAGCTTCTTGACATCCTCCTTGCGGAGGTAGTCATGGGCATACTCCCGTGTCTTCGGAGACATGATCGGAAGAACGGCGTCAGTAACAGCCGGACCAGTCGGTCGTTCGTTACCCGTGACGTTGTTCGGTTCCGTGTCCTTGCCTTCGGCACGACCGGGATTGTTCAGCTTAGGAACACCGACGGCGTCGATGCCAAGCTTCTTGATCTCAGAAAGGAAAACAGTTTGGTTGGTCTTGGGATCAACCCAACATTCAATAGCGATGTTTTGTTCCCAGCCTTTTGGACAGTATCCGATACGACGCTGGTAGAACATCTTGCGGTCTTTTCGGGAGTCCGAAGCTTTCGGCGCTTCCTTCCGTATAGTAAAATTTTGTACGGCAGTAGCTCCTGCAGTAGGTGCTGGCGATACAGCCGTGCCGGGAGGCACGAACTTCTCGCGTGTGGTGGACTTACTGGGGAACAGACTCTTCTTCTCCGGTGGCTTCTCAGCCTTCGGCTCTTCGGGTTTGGCTAATGCATACCCGTAGTTCCTGCTCACCCATCCCCACTTATACTCGGACGAACCCTCGCCAGTAGCGAAGGTAAGAGCCTTGCCGTTGGCCGCGACGAATGTGACACAGCCACGAGGATTGGCGTGTAGTAGCAGGTCCTTCTTGAAGCCGGGCTTCTCGATGAAAGACATCAGCTTCGGGAGGTCGTTGTCGCAAAGTTCCCAAAGGTCATTGACCTTCGGTTGAAGATAATCCTGTAGGAAATGGTATTCCGAAGGATGCGAACTGTCTGTCTTCGTAAAGCCGGGGAACGATCCCTCGATGAATGCAACCAACAAAGGTGCGTCGTCCTTCTCCAACAACCAGAACGGGGAGACATCGTCCATGTTAATGGCGGACTCGGAGTTACAGAGATAGAAGAAGATATCCCTGTTTTCGAAATCCTTGAGAGTATCCTGAAGGACTTCGATGTCCATCGTGCTGTCGCCGGAACTGGTCATTAACCCGTCCGGCGTAACGATAGCGCAGCCCCATGCTGTGGGGTTTTCCTTGATCGCTATCTTGAGGTAGTCTTCCGGAATGGCCAGTGACGCATTCCGTTTGATTGTAACACCCGATTGAGCCATTCTGTGTCTCCATCTATGGCCTGTGAGAGATTGGATCGTCCTAAACTTCGTAGTCATCTACATGACAACCCGTTTAGGGGAGTTGTCAAATAGGTTCTTTGGCCTAACCGTTGGTTTCTTATCCGGAAAGTTAGGCGTAACATGAGTCCCTAGTCGCTTCCGAATATTCTCCTTAAGCAACTCAGGTTTGGGAAAGAGATTGCGAATCGGGAACAGCTGCTTCATCCGTCGATAAATCTCACTGGCCTCTTGACGCGTGATCTGCCCGTTGTAGACGTGCATTTCAACACTATCAACAAACTCTTGTGTGACTAAGTTATCGACGAACTGCTGTCGTGCCCTGCGTAGCATTCGCTTCCCCCGATTGAATCCACGAGGTTGGAAGTGAATCCACCCCGGTTCATTGTTCTGTGATGCAGCAAACGTCAACAGTAGGATTACGCCAACCCCGATCCATACTATTGCGTTTTGTTGGAAGTGATTAACTACAAGTTCCCATAGCGGCTCCCATTTCATGTGTTGTCTCCGAGGCAAAATTGCCTAACGCTAGGGCCAAAGCCCTAGCAAAAGCTTAAGCTGAAATAGTCGGTCTGAATTCAACCACTGTAATCGGAGGCTGAGACCGCTTAATATCATGCGTGACTTCGGCAAGGTAACAGTTACCGACCTTACCGTGCCGAAGCTGCTCAGAAGCCCACTCAAGTGCTTCTTCCTTCGTTTTGATGCCGCTGTTCTGGTTCGAAGCGAAGGCTACATAACGTTGCATGAAATCCTCCTTGTTGGCAAAATTGCCTAATGAAAAAATTAAGACATAATGGTGCCCGCGACAGGGCTCGAACCTGCACCGTCGTCATAGTTCCGGGCGGATTTTAAGTCCGCTGCGTCTACCAATTTCGCCACGCGGGCAGTTACACATCTACAGGGGAAAGAAAATCCCCAGAGCAGGGAGCGTCGGGGGCAAAGCGCTGTACTCTGGGGATAAGCCGTAGCAGCAGGGGCACGTGCTACGGAGTTACCATGGGGAGTTGCTCAACCCATAGAATTCTCTTTAGACGGAGAAACGTCATAGCGGTTTGTCTACTTCCGTAGTCACGGCTCCGCTTTATTATTTTTCTCTCGAAATCTAGTTCTACAAAGAACCAGATTGCGCCGTGGAAATACAAGTCAAGTACGGCTAATTCATCTGCCAGTAGCCTGACTTTATTGGTAGCCGGAGTATCCCACCACACCTTTGCGTATCGTGGGTCCTTCACCAAGCCTAGAACCTCCGCTAAGGTTCTAGGTTCAAATGAAGTCGGAACGCGGTCGTAGTACGATTGCATACGCTCCTTATCCGGTCCTCGCCCGGTATTAATCACTTGTTTACTGAACGATTTAACTCCAACGAACACAGTCTTACTCTTGACGCGGACTTTGTCCTCGCCTTCGTGTTCAAGGTATTGAATTGTTTTCTCGTTTTCCCCACGGATGTGCTTCACGCTGCTGCCACTGAATATGGCATAGCGTCCCCGGCGTTTCCGCTTTAGTATCTTCTGTTGGATTGTTCTGTTAGCCATCTCTTATTCCCCGATTATCCCTAATAGTAGCAAAGGTAAGATGGTAAGTCAAATCGGTTTCTGAACGGAATCAAAGGAATCTTGAGATTGTCATGAAATAAGTCTTGACAACCTCATTTTCCAGTGATATGCTGCGCGAACTCCTGCGCCGGTTTGATTACTATTCCTGTACTTCTGCATCCTCCTTGTCTGTAATCATTATAATGATCTCAGACGCAGTAGGATACAGTGTCTCTATAGCCGCACCTATGTCAGACATAGGTGTACTTACAGGGACTTCGTGTAACCAGACGTAACCTTCGTCATTACGTCCGTCTTCGATTTCAATTCGGTAAAATAGTGGCATGATGCGTCTCCGTAGCGACCTGTCACGGTCAGTGAATGAAAGTGTGGATGTCATGGGCCTGTTTCCATGCTTTACGGTTGGACTGGGGGGGCACTAGTTGCTTTCGCGGCACGACTAGCATCCACGGGGATCAGAACAAATCCTTAGTCGGCTCGACGTGCTTGTGTTCTTCGAGCGTACGCAATATACGAATACTCAATTCATCATAACTCCGGACAGCAGATTCAAGAGAAGCACAGGCTTCTCTGTACTTATCAGCCATCTGGTCAAACTGGTCTGCCCGCTGACGCATCAGCGTAGCGCGATGTCGAAGTCTCCCAGCGACGTCATCATTCTGGACATCAACATCACGAAGATAACGATAGTGGTCAATGACGAGATCACTATCAGCACCCGCTCTGTCTGCTGCATCGAGTATCTCCTGCATACTCATAACCTCTGGTTGAGGAATGTGATGGGGTGTAACATCTTTTCTCCTTCGAAGAGAAAGTTTAGTATTATCAAGAATCGAACGAACTTCAGCGTTAAAGTTAATCTCAGTCATCGTTGCCTCCGATATTAGGATAAGGATGGGCGGCGGGTGATACACCGCCCAAGAGAGTTACGCCTCGACAGTCTCGCTGGCGAGAACTTCGACGATTGCACCGCCAGCAGAAATGATGTCCTCGAATGAGAGTTCACCACTCATAATAGCTTCGTGCTCTTCCTTCTGGATATCCTCCAGAGTTGTCTTCTCACCCTCGTAAGGGTAATCGACAATAACCTTGCATCGGTATCCCATTCCATTCTCCTATGTCAGGATGAAGACGCCACCATAGGCGTCAGTCCATGAATCCGTGAACTCACTGTATTCATAGAATACTAGTTCACGGTCATACCTCACGATGACTTCATCTGGTCCGTCATCGTAGAGGATACGTTCGACGAAGCCGTTAGCTAGGAGAGGCATACGGCTTCTGTCGTTAACCGGATCACCGGGTCTAGGCTTGTGTGTCATTTCCACACAGTCCTTATCTGTGGATAGAAAATCTTATAAACACGAAGCTTGTATCTAACACGAGGCTTGTCTTCCTTCGGAAGTCTCACGTTAATGCTTCGATTGACCGCAATCTGATGAAGAGTTTTAGCGCGCAAATACTGTTTCTCTGAATAAGATAACGGTTGTCTGCGGGGGCGTTGTTTAGTTTGATATAAAAGATTATACCAACGCATCATCAATCCTCCGCTTGCGTAATAGAAAGAAACGAGCAGCCATGTCTCGGTATTGATGGTAATGCCAGACTGCGCTGTCACTTCCATCTTCACAACACTGTAATTTCTGCCAATGTTTCTTTGCAGCCTCGACTAACTCACGTTCATCGAGACACAAGAACCTACCACCGCAACGGTTAAGTCTACGATGGTTAATCATTTCGTGCATCTTGTTGAACGTCTCTCCGCACCCGATGCAATGTGCTGCCCTCGGTTGTTTGTATGGATTGCGCATCTTCCTTTGCCCATCGTTTGTGTGCAGCTACGGCACGATATGCGAGCTTACGTATCAGTGCCGAACACTCTCGACATCTGCCACGCTTGTCTCGCGGTGAAGAATGGTTACGTTTGCAGGGTTTATGCCCGCGTAAATGGCTCCAATTCATAACAACTCTCCATCTTAATCCAGATTTCTCCTTCGATGAATAAACCATGCAGTTGTTTCCATCCTGCACGGATGAGAATGAGGTGAGCTAAGCTGTATTCAGGGACGTAATAGACTAATCGTTTCATGGAAAATCCTCCTCACTGTCTGAGTAATCCATTCCCTTAGCCCACAGCATTGCAATAGGCACAGCTATTACAACACAGATAACTATGATCTCAATCATATCGTGCTCCCGATATTATGAATGAGCAGTTTAAAGTCATGCTCAGGACTTCGAGTGCGTGCAGTAGTTGATGGGCGATGATTACGTCATCTCCACCTCCTCCTTACATTGCGCAATGGAGCAACCGAGTTGCCGAGCTGCTCCCGTCTGCCCTATGACTTGTGACCACTTTTACCAACACAGTCCACTTATGAATGTTGCACAGTTTCTCTGTCAAGTTTTCTCCATAAGAGCAAACTTGCAACAAAACATAAAATGGAACTAGCCAGAGATATTGGCTGCCATAGGACAGACGAGAACAGCAGCCAGAGACTGCTGGCGATAGCATCAAGTACGATGAAGTGAGCTATCTCTCGGGTTTATAGTAACCAACTGTGACTTACTTAAAGCCTAAGTCAGGCTGAGGCAGAGCTAGTCATGCCTCTCCGTTTCTGGATTGCTCTGAACATTGAGCGTGTGGGTAAACGAAACCCACGGATGAAAGCGTGGTAGCTGCTGGAGACCTCGCCGGAGCGACAGCCATACCTTCATTTCTTTTCTCCATTGTCCCTATTATGGCAGAACCAACCTTGTAAGTCAAACCGGTTACCGGCCTAAGTCATTGATATCCTTGGATTATTATATTATTGGACAGAACAGGTTCTTTACCCGGATGGTATTGAAATCGCGGCGCGCACGCATATGTAGGCGACCTGTCATAGCTGTTGCCATGCTGCACTGCGGTAGCTGCAATGCAACAAAATTTGTTGCGACGCAACATGCAATCGCTGAATAGAACAGACAGTGAACGCATGACTATGTTGCAACGCAGCAATGCGCATACCTAGATACCGCCAGACGCAAGCATAAAAAAAAACCCCAGCCGGTTAGGGCTGGGGTTAGGTTGTAGATCAGATCAGGCTGCGTCGGCCGTTTCTTCCGCCTCATTGTCCGCATTCAGCATTTTCGCCTTCTGAATGTTTTCGTATGTGTTGCGGTTCTTTTCCGCAATCGGATGGACAATGCGGTCCAGTTCCATCAATATTCCCAGCCACTCTTGGCCAGCCGGGTCTTTCTTGTAGTCGGCGATAGACTTTAGCACATGGGCACGGTTTTCAGTCTTGGTAAAGAAATTCACCAACATTGAACCCGTAGCTTGTGCCTCATCGTCGGCCATTGCTTCGCCAGCCTTAAGCCCGTCATCAGTGGCTTGATCGTCCGCTCCCTTGCCAGCAGTGGCAATGAGATCAGCCATCGTTCCGCCACCTTCGCCAAGCTTGGCTAGTTCTGGTTGCATCGCAAGCAATTGCGTGACAGAGAAATCACGGCCCTTGCTTGGATCAGAAGCGTCGTAAATCCAAATAGGCTTCGGAGACAGTGAAACCATGACGGCAGGTTCAGCTTGCCCGAACTTCTCAGGCATAGCTACGCCTTTCGTCTTGGTTCCAGTAATCCACCGAATGCCGATTTGGTTCAGCTTTCGGGCCGCTTCCCATCTGTGGTGAAGCTTGATCGCACGCTTGACCAGCGACCGAAGATTGTTCCGGCCTTGTGTCGCGCTGGCAATGACGGCTTTCAAACCGTCCTTGTCGAGTGCCTTGAACCGCGTTGAGCCCGGGTTGTCGCTTTCTTTCTTGGCAACTGCCAAGTCATCTTCGAAACCCTTCCCTTCCGGCATGGCAGAGACGAAATCATTCGTCCATGTCACGGTTATCGGTTCGCCCGTTGACGCCTTCACCTTGCGCTTGTCGGGCTTGTAGCTGGTGCCTTTCGCATCCTCCTCGTCCCATCCGGGCATTGGCATCGAAGCCATTTCCGAATGTGTAAAGACGCGTCGGAATTGAGCCAGCACCATGACGGCGCTTGCTTTGTCTGTCACCTTGGCTTCCAAGCAAGTATCAACGACTTGCTTGAATGTGCCGTCAATCTTGGCGACAAGCTTGGTGATACCCGGGTCTGCGATCATGACGGTTGCGGCCGTCTCCTCGGCCTTCAAAAGGAAGGCCATCTTTTGATCGTCATCCCAAGTGTCCCAGTCCTTAGCGCGGCCGATAACCTCGCTAAGAACCTTGTCGGAAAGCTTGATATCACGATCGTTGACAACCTTGAAAACTTCCTTGACGCCTTCCAGCATCTCGGTTGTGGCTTTCACAGTGTCCGCAAGCTTTGCCTGTATGTCAGGCGCGGCGTTCGTGACAGGTTCAGACTTGACGTTAGTCTTAGTTGTATTCTTAGCCATTGTTCTAGTCCTTATGTTCAAACGACAAACGCCGCAAAGCGGAATGCCTTGCGTTCGTGTCGTCTTTTCACTTGTCAAAGAGCGATGACCTAGCCTCTCAACTGCCACTAGCGGACAGTCACCAAGCCAACACGGCATTAGCCGTAAGAGAAGCGATGCAAGAGCTATGCCAAGAAATAGTCCAATGATTTCAATGGCTGTCTTGCCCGGTTGATTAAGACGTAGGCAAACGCTGCTTATTTCTTAATCCTTCTGCATATTATTTCATCACACTTGATAACGCAAGCCGATAACCTAATGAAATCAAGACAATAGTAAGATGATACCATTTTTAGCTATAACACAGACGCATAACACATTATTTCGTGGAGTATGATTTTACCTCTGAGTTATGCACTAATCGCATAGCTGTTGCAATGCAACATTCAATAACAAAGCCGCTAGTGAGTTTGACTGTTTAGCCATATCACCCTAGCGGCCATTTGAACGCCAACGTATGACGCTCTAATCAAATCCTAGAGGTTATTCACATATTGCACTGCAACACACTATGATCTCTCAAAGGTAATAGACTACCTCAAAGCCCCTATAGGTACTATAGTACTAAGTCATTGAATTCATTGAACTATTGTGTACCTAGTCCTTAGTACTACTTATGTTCTTCTTAAGGGTAACCTGATACTCCCTAAGCCTTACGCTCTACCACTCTAGGGTATTCTACGAGCATAGTAACTTAGAGGTACTCAGGTATTCTTAAGATAGAATGCATCCCGAGACTATTTCCGATTGAATGATAAGCATGCTTATTGGTCAATGCTGCTGACCGAAATCCCTCCAAGGGGGTTAGGGGGGTCCCAAAGTGCGCTTGAATTACACCTCAAAAATTACTCGAAAAAAATTTTAGAAGAAACGAAGCTTCATACACTTCCAACAACACCACCAACCCCGTCCGCAATAGAACCAAAACTTATCCATGTGCTCCTGTTCACAGAAGGCCACAGAGCGTAATTTCTTCATTATGGTACATTCCCCTATCTTTTTCATTTAAACGCATCAGTGAGGCTGCTAGGGCCGTTTTTCGGCACAGCATTTCTGTGTCTCATGTACAATATCTTCCCGTTATCTTTAGCATTCATCAAATTGTAGAAATTAATAGATTTTTCAGGCCCGTTAAAATTCCATTCTAACCAATACATAAAATCTATTTTATCATCGCGAACGAGCCTTACAGTTGTATCTTTCTTGCCATAATACAGCCTATCCATTTCCCAGTGTAAATCTTTATATTCAATCATTTAATGTTTCCATCGATCATATAACCAAGCTAATGTCATTACTACAACAACTACAGTCAGAACATAATATACATTCATTTGAATTCTCCAGTTATTATAATATTCTCATATACAAATCCTCCTAATATTCATAAGCATCTGGATGATAACGTGGTTTACCTTTTGTCTCAAAACCACCGATAGCTTCTCTATAAACTTTCCCTTCATGTTTTCGGTGATTTATTGCAGTTCTATAAGGATTCCAGATTTCTATATCATTAGTTGATCTGGGTATTACTTTTTTAAAATTAGTTCGTCCTTTTCTTGTTTTTCCATTATTAATGGCGTTAGTTACTGAAATGTCAAGTAAATTCATATTGCTAATAATTCTTTTTTAGTGTATAATGACCGGCAAATGACTTTACTATATTTTAGTAAAAAGTCAACTAATTTATTTAGATTCTAGATCAATTTTATACTTGACACAGTAATGCCTAGTAAATCAGCTAAACAGGCCCGCTTTATGGCGGTAGCCGCACATAACCCGTCTTTCGCTAAGAAGGCGGGTATTTCTACGTCTGTAGCAAAAGAATTTAATCAAGCCGATAAAGGCACCGGTAGAATTAAAACGAAGAAGAAAAAGAAGTAATGGCAACGCTTTACATAACTGAATACACTGATAGCATGAGAAATACTCTCCCTGCTGCTACTGAACCTGAGAATACTTCGCAGACTGTAGCCATCGGAGGTTCTTCGACACAATCATCTGCACTTCAAGGTAACACCAAAACTATTAGACTACATACAGATGCTATCTGTTCTATCTTAGTAGGTACTAATCCTACTGCAGCAACGACAAACAAACGTATGACTGCAGGTCAGACTGAATACTTTAGCATAGCTGAAGGTAGTCAGGGTAAACTCAAGGTGGCTGTTATTTCTAATACGTAATGTTTTCTTCCGTAGCAGGACCTAAATCAGGTGGCGATCCGTGGGCTAGTCTCGACGGACGTCTTAACGCACCTTCAGGTTCACCGCAGTTTCCGACTCTTCTAAACGGTTACCCTACTTCAACACCTCCAAATTACCGTGTTCGTTGGCCATCTATTGGTACACAACCACCGTGGTATGTAGCAGGTGTAGATTATTACGTAGGTTGTCCAAACATTACTTTGAATGTTGTTTCCATTTTTACGGGAGTTATTTCCGGAGGCGTACTAACTGTCAGTGCAATGCAGAGTGGTACACTCCCCTTAATTGTAGGCACGGTCGTTAAAAATACCGGTGGGGTTGTCCTCGGGACTATAAATTCTTTCGGCACAGGACTGGGTGGTAACGGAACTTATAACGTAACGGGTAGTGATGTCCCTAGTCAAACGATGGTGACAATTCCTGATGGCTGTGATTACGCCACTGTTAATAGTTCAAACTTTTGTCAGGTTGTTACGGCTGGAACAACTATCAATGGCTGGGATTTTGGACAAGGCATCGGGTGGCAAGCCGATGTTCAAAGCAATAACATCACTATTACGAATTGCAAGTTTAAGGTGCTTTCGACAGCGCCCACTCCTATTCAATGTGAGACTACTTCTGGCATCACTATTACCTACTGCACATTCGACGGAAACAACGGGGTGAATGCGAACGATGGTATTGGGTCGTTAGTTAGACTTACCGCCAGTTCAAATATTTTGATTAAATATTGTTATTTTTTAAATGGTTATTCCGACGGGGTTGATTTCGGCACGGGAACTGTTGGTTTCACTTTCCAGTACAATCTGATGTATGATTTTGGGATGGGCGCGGATAAACTGGGTCATCCTGATTACATTCAATGCGGGTTTGATAGTTGTACTAAGTATCTTTGCACCTTTAATACGTTTTATCAGGATGTCGCCCCTCCTCAGTTTGGATGTCAGGGAACTGGAATAGGAGCTACGGCAGGACTAGGTGTGATAAATTGTGCTCCTCAGTTCAACTATAATACTGGAATCGCTCTGCCAGCTTGTTTGTCAAATGAGTCGACGGGCGGCGGGATAACTTACTGTGTCGATATTGCAACAGCGTCAATAGCTTCTGGCAACGGTTATGATGTGTCTAGAAATTATTTCGATCCTAGAGGTTTCAAAGGAGCCGGCGCGCCAACCAATACTAATTGCGTCCAATTCGATGTCGCTCCATCAGCTTCGGGGGGTAATAAATTATGGCTTCCAAACACCAACATGAATGACGGCACCAATCTCGTTCTTAACGGATTACATTTAGGAAACTGAATGTGTAGATTCGTTATTTTACTACGTAACTAGAGTTTAAAATGACATTAGCAACAAATGGTAGTGCCACAGGTATTAGTAGCTCTTCAAACACTATAACTGTGACATTAAGTACAACGGGCGCAGGGGCTGTCTGCATTGCAATCCAATCATCAAATACAGCTTCACAACCTACTGTTTCAAGTGTTTCAAGTAATACGTTAGGAACATGGACAAGGCGAGGTATCGACCAAACTTATCAAGGTGGTATTTTTAGCGCTTTTAATGTCACAAGCGTGTTTTGGTCATTTTCTTCGGGAGCGCTGACTAATGAAACTATAACGGTGACTTTAACCAACGGAAGTTCTAACACTGCTGTAGCTTTTGGCGTTGGCGGTTTTATTGGCACAGCTTATCAAACACCTTGGGATACAAACGCTTCTCTTCCAAAGGCTGCTACTTCTACGGCAACTTCTTCACCTACTTGTTCTGGCATTAGCACAACTAGTGCTAATGATATGCTTATTGCGTTTGCGACATCAGCGCAGAATGGAGCTGATCCTTTAACAGCTCCGACGAATTTTACTCTTGTAAACCACATCGGAAACGGAGGAGGATCAGCAGGTTCGTTTACTGATATTTCTGATTTTGTAGTTTCGTCTCAGCAGTCAAGTATAAACGTAACTTGGGGAGGTACTACTCCTAGTGGATGGTGTTCAATTGTGGATGCAATGGCCGATGGATCAGGTGGGGCAGACGTTCTACAAGCGCAAATATGGATGTAAATGGTATTTTCTAAGAAAAGTCTAGAGGGTTATCTACTTCTTGATAACAGTCTTGCAGGGGGTTCTAGGCAAGAGCTTCCTATAGCAACATGCTCTCATTGTCAGAGAGGTGTTGTTATGAATCCCGGTCGGACCAGAGAACGGGCTTATTGTCCCAAATGTGACCATTACGTTTGTGATGATTGTGAAGCCGCTAGAGTTGCCAACGGCGGCGAATGTAAAACTTTTAAACAAAGAATGGACGAGGTAGAAAAAATAGCCTCCCGTCTTATTAATTAAGGAGCCAATATGGCAAAACGCATAGTCTCGGTTACTACCCAGACACCAACGGCGACGGCGGATACTACAAACCTCGTCGACGCTACTTATCCCTTCCTTCTTCAGGGTGGGTCTTCTACTCAACGTACTAACATCCTTGAAATCTATCTCGGTGGTCAGGCAGGTTCGTCTTCGCCGACGTTCATGATCCTGTCTCGCGACAGCACGGTTGCTACAGGTACGAATTCTAACGGCACCGGCCAGACAGACGCTGCACTTGATGGTGCTACTGCTGCCCTTGGTGCTCCAGCGCTTACTGGTAACAGTAACGCGACGACGAAGCCACAGCGTTCAAGCTCGCTTCATTTGCTCAATCTTTCGTTCAATGCCTTCGGTGGTATCGTTCGTTGGGTTGCAGCTCCCGGTGAGGAAATCTCCGTGATTGGTAATACTGCCTCTCTCGGTGAGGTTTCTCTCTCGGCGTTCACTGGCGGCACCCCCGGTGCTCTCGGTGCACATATGATCTACGAAACCTTCTAAGGTTTTAAATGACGTTTCGCCCATTAGTTACTCAAGCTCTACCTAAGCGAGACGTTCCCGTTGCGGTGACGTCACAGCCAACCCCAAATCTGTCTGTGACGACACTGTTGGGACAAGACGCTCTTCCGTGTCAGTCCCAGAATACATTTAATCCTTGGGGTAGAGTTGATGTCATAACGAACAAGGTCGCACAGACCGGTTCGAATATGGGTCTACTGACAGTAGTAGCGCCTACACCAAAGTATCAACTTGATTGGCCAAATCCTGTTCTTAGGAAATGGTCTTCTGTTAATTTAACACATCTTCAAAATACGTCGCCTGAGCTTGAGGCATTAACTTTTACAATACCTCAGGGACAACAGAGTTTTGTCAATCCTTATCTACCAACAGTAAGACGACAAGACTTTAATCCTCCGCAACCCCTTTCAATAACTACTTTTGTTCCGCCAGCGGTAACTACAGTTCATAATACTTACTTCATGGCAGATGTTGGTAGAATGATGGCAAGATAATGGGTTTAGTAAAGAAAATAACTAGGCTTCGTTTAAAAGTAGAACGATTACAAAGAAAATTAGCGAAGAAAATAAAGGCTAAAAATGGTAGACGAAAGTTATGATCCTCATGCCAGAATGCATGAGTCTTTCCCACGAGCAGACTCTGGCAGTCAAATGGCGCAGAATGTAGTTCCTATCCGTCCTTCTAATCTAGAGCGAGATATCGCCGGAGCACGAAGACAAGTCGAGAATGAACGTAGTATGTCAAACATTGCATCACAAGGCCCAAACGCAGTCAACACAAACAATTTAGCGGTGTTTAGACCAAGATGAGTTTTAAAGCAGTAGCAGCTAAGATGGCTGCAAAACAAGGCATTTCAAAACAACGGGCTAGTGCGGAATTGGCTGCGTCTACTCGTAAAGCTTCAGCATCAGCCAAACGTAAAAATCCTAAACTTAAGAAAGTTAAATGATGGCTAAAGCTAGTAAGATGGCTAAAGACAAAGCCTACGACAAAAAGAATAAGATTAAAGAAAATTCCAAGAAAGATAAAGCCTTGGATAAGAAAAAGGGACTTAAAAGCTAATGGCAAGCGAAATGATTGATATGTGCACTATGGGTGGTTCTGACCTTTCCGGTGGAATTCCTATGGGCACCCCGCAGGATGTAAGTAGACACGCAGCCGTGAAATTACCGATGCCTCCTGAACCTGCTATGGTTCATGGAACTGGCATGGCTGGGCATGAAATCGGTGCACCTGAGTCATGGCCAATGGAAGCCATGAAGTAGTGGACCAGTTTCAGAAATCTCTAGAAGCACTTGATCTCCAAGGCGTTTTACTTCTTATGAATGTCTTAGCCCAACGTGCTCTGTTCTTACAAATGAACCCGCCTAAGAAGGCGAAGATAGAGATTCCAAAGAAAGAATTAATTTTATGACTCTTGAAGAATTCTTTCTATCTCCTAGTTTTCTCTCCACTATCGTAGGTGGAGCGATTACAGCTGTGATATCACTACAGCTTTGGTTTCTTAAATGGTTTGTGACGAGTTTTGAAAAGCTTGCTACTGCTATAAAAGATCAAGGCAATAGAATGCAACAGTGGTTGATGGATCATGAAAATAAAGATCAGTTACGCCATATAGATAATCTTCAGAGATTTGAAGATATTAATGTTCAATTGGCTAAACTAGAACCGTAATGGCTAAAAAGAAATCTGAGCTTGACCAAGCCAGACAAGAACGACGAGAAATAGCTGAGGCTGACTTAGTTGCTTTCATAGAGTTAGTTCATCCTAAGAGATTCCTCGGGAATATACATAGGGAAGTCATAGCTTGGTGGACAGCCAGCAATCACAGTTTACATCAACTTTTACTTCTGCCTCGCGACCATATGAAGTCAGCGATGGCAGCTTATTTAGTTGCGTGGTTGCTTACACGTGATCCAACCCTTCGAATACTATATATTTCTAGTACGTCCAACCTTGCTGTAAAACAACTTAAGTTTATTAAAGATATTCTGACTTGTGAAAACTATCGTATTCACTGGCCAGAGATGGTGAATAAAGAAGAAGCCAAGCGGGAGAAGTGGACGGAGAGAGAAATCTCAGTTGACCATCCTCGGCGAAAAGAAGAGTCCATACGCGAACCTTCTATTTTTATTGCAGGTCTTACTACGAATATTGTTGGTCTTCATTGTGATGTCGCTGTACTTGATGACGTCGTGGTGGCAAGTAACGCATACACTGAAGAAGGCCGTGAAAAGGTTAAAGAGCAATATGGTTATCTTTCGTCAGTCGAAGGTGTTAACGCCCGCGAGATTGTGGTTGGTACTCGGTATCATCCTCTCGATCTTTACTCTACTCTTATTGAAAACATCGTAGAAATATATGATGAACATGGACAAGTCATTGATACTAAACAATTATTCGACGTCTTTGAACGCCCAGTCGAGTCCGTTGGCGATGGCACGGGTGAGTTTTTATGGCCTAGAGCCCAACGAAGTGACGGCAAATGGTTTGGCTTTAACGCTCAAGTCTTGGCTGATAAACGATCCAAATACGACAATAAAATTCACTTCAGAGCCCAATACTATAACAATCCACAGGATGAGGACTCATCTCCCATCCAACGGAAGTTATTCCAGTACTACGACCAAAACTTCCTCTCCAAGAAAGACTATGTTTGGTACTTTAAGCGAGAAAGACTTAATGTCGTGGCTGCAGTCGACTTTGCCTATAGTATTGGCAAGCGGTCTGATAGCACTAGCATTGTGGTCGTCGGGGTTGATGGCCTCAATAATTACTACATTCTCGAAATAGATCGGTTTAAGACCGATAAGATTTCGGATTACTTCACTCACATTTTAGCTCTCTACCAGAAGTGGGGATTTCGTAAGATCAGATGTGAAGTCTCGGTAGCCCAAGCAGTTATCGTCAAAGATTTGAAAGAAAACTACATCCGTCCTTTTGGTCTATCACTAGCAGTAGATGAATTCAGACCTTCGCGATGGGAAGGTTCTAAACACGAGCGTATCATGAGTACACTGGAACCTAAGTACGCCAATCGTCAAATTTGGCACTATCCTTCTGGTAATATCCAAGTCCTTGAAGAAGAGCTGATACTACAAAATCCAGCTCATGACGACGTCAAAGACGCTCTCGCTTCAGCTATAGACTTTGCCACAGCTCCAGTTAATACGTATCAATTCGCAGCTAAAAGAGCAGAAATTATGCAATTCCATACTAGGTTCGGTGGCACACTGTGACCGGTAAAGTCTTAGAACTAGAAAACATTCTATCTCCTGAACTGTTGGCTACACGGCTGACAGAGAAGTATATGGAATGGGATACGCTCCGTCAGGTTTGGAAAGTAGACAAAGAAGAGATCAGACGTTACGTCTATGCTACCGATACCGGTCAGACAACTAACGCTAGTAATCCTTGGAAGAACCGTACTACAGTTCCCAAGCTTTGTCAAATCAGAGATAATCTCTATTCTAATTATACAGCAACGCTATTTCCGAAACGGAAATGGCTGTTGTGGGAAGCCAATGAAGAAGATAGCAACTCCGTTATCAAGCGAGACAGTATCGTCAATTACATGTCTTGGGCGATAGAACAGCCCGGATTTAAGCATGAACTTGATAAAATTATTCTTGACTACATCGACTTTGGCAATTGTTTTGCTACTGTTGAATGGGTGGATCAAAGAATTCAACAGCCGGGTTATACGCAATCTGGGTATATTGGTCCTGCTATCAGGCGTCTTAATCCTCTCGATGTTGTTATGAACCCGACGGCTGAGGACTTTATGTCTTCGCCTAAGTTCGTACGATCTTTGGTTTCTCTTGGCGAACTCCATAAGCTTCTGGATCAAATGACTAACGACCAGAACCGGGAGACGCTAGAGAACTTATATATGTATCTGAAAGAGATTAGATTACATGCCCGTGAATATCAGGGTGATTGGAGCCAACGTGACCGACTCTATGCTATCGATGGCTTTGCAAGCTTTAGAGCGTACTTACTATCGGGGTACTGCGAAGTCCTAACTTTCTATGGAGATTGGTATGACCATTATACCGACGAGTATCAGACCAACCGCGTTATTACAGTGGTTGATCGCCATAAGCTCATCTCTAATTTGCCTAACCCCAGTTTCTTCGGACAACCGCCTATCTACCATGTTCCTTGGCGTAAACGACAAGACAATCTGTGGGGGATGGGTCCATTGGACAATCTTGTGGGGATGCAATACCGAATGGACCATGTAGAGAATATGAAGGCAGACATCTTCGATCTGACTGCATATCCTGTACAAAAGATTAAAGGCTTTGTTGAAGACTTTGTGTGGCAGCCCGGTGAAAAGATATTTACGTCAGAAGAAGGCGATGTTGAGCTTGTACAGCCTGAAGTTCAGGCTCTCAATGCTAATATGGAAATACAAAACCTTGCCAACCTTATGGAAGAGATGGCAGGCGCTCCCAAGGAAGCTATGGGTTTTCGTTCTCCGGGTGAAAAGACGAAGTATGAAGTCCAGAGGTTAGAGAACGCTTCAGCCCGAGTATTCCAGAATAAGATTAATCAATTCGAACAACAGATGGTTGAGCCTCTACTGAACGCTATGCTAGAGCTAGCGCAAAGGAACCTGTCAGGGGCAATTACAATTAGGATATTCGATGACGAGTTTAAGGCAGCTTCGTTTCAGACCCTTACTGTTGAAGACATTACAGGCGTCGGACGGATTAAACCGATTGCTGCAAGGCATTTTGCAGAACAGGCAGAACTCATCCAGAACCTTACATCTCTTACTGGTTCAGGATTGTGGCCGACAGTCCAGCCTCATTTCTCAGGGGTGGCTCTCGCTAAGATGCTTGAGAATGTATTTGACTTGTCTGATTATCACATCGTTCAGCCGTACATTGCTCTCGCTGAGCAAGCCGATGCCCAAGCACAGGCTCAGGTACTAGAAGAGAAACTCCATCAACAAACAATGACTGCTACAGGGCTGGGTGAAGATTATGACATGCACCCTAATCCTCCTCAACAGCAAGTAGGACCGACACGTCCCGGACAACAAATGGGACTACAACGTAATCCTCCCGCTAGTGCAACACCAATGGGAACAATAGGAACACAATGAAGAAAGAAAAGAAATTTCCGGTAAAAGATCAGGCTAAGACTGATAACATCAAACATCCGTTTGCAGATCACTATCAGACTAGCATGACTCCTGAGTTTCCTCAGCCGGGTATAATGCCTTCCCCGACATCAGATGTCCAGCCATGATTTCAGCTTGGACTAAACATCTTAAGACCGAAGATGAGAAGGCAAGATTTAAGAATTCAGTATTAGGTTCTAAAATAGTCTTAGAACGTCTCCAACAATTAATTAAAGAAGTAGAAGACGATTTAGATAAGACTGAACTTAATACCAAGATTTACGATATCCCTAACTGGGACTATCGTCAAGCGGATATGAATGGCTTCCGGAGAGCACTCAAAACCATTCAAACTATTATAACAGTGGACCATGACTGAAGATTTATTTACTACACCTGACCCGGTGGAAACAGAAGAAACCCTACGGGTACAATTAACCAATAAATGGAAAGAAAAGTTCCCGGAAGCTAATGAAGAACTCATTAGAAGTAAGGTAGATTCTGATTTATATATCAAAACTCTCGAACGCCAAAAAGACGAACTCCGTACGGATTTCATGAAGGCGCAAGAAGAGATACAGAAAGGAAAGGCCCTTGAGGATTTAATTGACAAGTTAAACTCTAAGGAAACCGCTCCCCCGGCAAACACCCCGCCAAAAGAGAATACGCCCCCTCCTTCATTGACTTTGAGTGACGTCGAAAAATTCTACGAAGATAAAAAACGTAGTGAAATCGAAGCGAAGAACTTCGCGACTGTTCAATTGAAGTTACAGGAACGCTTCGGACAACGTGCCGGAGAGTACCTACAAGAACAAGCCCAAACGCTTGGATTGACTAAAGAAGAAGTCAACTCCTTAGCGAAGAAGTCTCCTGAAGCTTTCTTCAGAACAATGGGACTTAATCAACAAGGACAAGATTTATTCATGGCCCCTCCTCGAAATGATCTACGACAGAATTCGTTTGCCCCTCAACCGGTTAAACGAGACTGGAATTGGTATCAAGACATGAAGGCTAAAAATCCTAAGCAGTATTGGGACCCCAAAACCCAACTCCAGATGCACCGAGATGCAGAAGCACTCGGAGCTGCCTTTGGAGTAGATTAACTACTGTATCCCTGTGAGTCCGTACTTAGTGCGGCGTGGGATCAAAGGAGATTTTCATGGCCGGTTTTACCGACTCAAACAATCAAAATCTCATCAGGACTAATGTCTGGTCTCGCCAGATTAAAGAACTCCTGCTTGATGATTTGAATGCCATGAAGTTCGTCCGTATTCTCTCTGACTTCCCCGATGGCTACACCATCAACATACCGTCGATTGGCGCAGCCACTCAGTCGGATTTTGTTGAAGGTCAGGCAATTAAGTACGAAGCCTTCGACACTGGTAACTTCACGTTCAGTTTCGATCAGTATAAGTACTCAGGCGCTGCCATCAGCGAGAAGTTCAAGAGAGACTCTTTCTATGCTCAGGATGTTATCGCGGCTTTCGTGCCCCGTCAGCATCGTGTGCTTATGGAGGGTGTTGAAGCCAATATCTTCAGCAAGGCGAACTCTGGCCAAACGGCGTCTAACGTCAACCTCATCAATAACGCAGACCATCGGTTTGTTGCCACTGGCACAAGCTCGGCTCTGACATTCGCTGACCTCGCTCGCGTCAAGTACGCGCTCTTCAAGGCCAACGTCCCTCAGACCAATCTTGTGGCAGTCATCGACCCGTCGGTTGCGTACACCATTGAAACTCAGACCAATATGGTCAATCTTTTGTCACCAATGCCTATGTGGGAGTCGGTGGTGAAGGATGGCATGGTCAGTGGCTTCAAGTTCCGTTACAACATTTTCGGCTTTGACTTCTATGTCAGCAACTATCTTCCTCAGATTTCGTCTGAGACGATTGGTTCTGCATCGGTCACCAACGGTGTTGCCAACCTGTTCTTCTCGGCTGTGTCCGGCGACGTCTGCCCATGGGTAGGCGCTTTCCGTCAGATGCCAACCGTGCAGAGCAAGTTCAACATGGACCTGCAGCAAACTGAATATGCGACTATCTGTGAATACGGCTTCAAGCTATATCGTCCTGAGAACATGGTTATCGTCCTTACGAACACCTCAGTTGTTCCGAGCTAAGGAGGATTAAATGGCACAAAATTGGACTAATAAAGACGGTCTGTTTCTTCAGTTTGGAACTGATAAAACGACTTCAGAAACAGCGGGTGAATATGCTTCTCCCGGTATGCCTGATCGTATTGTCGAGTTCTCACTTGATTTGACGACACTTTCAACTTCTTCAGCTACTATTCTTTCGAATAATCTCATCTTCCCTGCTCCTCCGACTGGTCAGATGATTATCTCGAAGGTTGAGTTGTACGTTGAAACAGGTGCTACATCTGGTACGTCTTCGACGTTAAAGGTTGGTCTTATTCAGATGGATCGGTCTACCGTTCCTACGAATTACGATCACGCCTTCATTAACGCCGAAACTAATGCTGAGATGGCAACAGCTGGTGACTTACTTCTGTACGTAGGTGCAGACAGTGTCCCTGCTGGCAGCACTCATGGTGGCATCCTGATCGGATCGCAACCCGCTAACGCAACCGGTCCGTATTATATCACGGCACAGGCTGGAACTGCAGTATTTACTGCAGGTAAAGTCCGTATCCGTATATTCTATCGCGGTATCGGTACAATCACTCAGTAATGGATAAGGGGGTAGGAAACTGCCCCCGTTCCTAGAAAGGATCAAATGTCTATTCCTGTTGATTATTCAAACAACGACTTAATTGTTAATAGTGTTCAAGTTGGACAAACTACTACTGGATCAACATCCGGTATTCTTGTTCAACCCTATGAAATACCTAACGTAGCCCTTCTTTCTGCGACATCAACGAGTTTTACTCTTTGGTTGAACCCTAACGTAGGTGGTACGTATAAAGTAGTGGGTGCTTCAGCTGTATTCGGTACTGCTTCCTCTAGTGGTACTTTACAGGTTGAAGTCGCTACAGGTACTCAAGCGGTTGGCTCAGGTACTAATCAACTTACTGGTACTGTCTCCCTATCAGGTACGGCAAATACCACAGTTAATGGTACTGTAATTGCTTCTCCGACTACTATTACAGCTGGTAGCCGTGTCAATCTTATCCTAGCAGGTACTATGACCTCCTTGGCTAATTGCTCGGTTTCTGTTGTTTTACAACGTCTAACGTAATGGATTGGGGAGGCAACTCCCCTTTCCTATAGGAAACAAATGACTGTCTCGATAACACTTACAAATCTTGCAAATCTGCAGAATGAAACTACTGCTGTTAATAATATTAACAGCAATAACTCAGCTATTACGACAGCGTTTGGTTCTGCTCTTAATACAGCCGGTGATACAATGACCGGTAACCTCGATATGAATGGAAATCAAATCCTCAATCAAGGTGCGACTTCTTATACAGTAGCGACACTTCCAGCCTCTCCTACAACAGGACGATTGGCTGTTGTAACAGACGGCGCGGCTTCTCTCGCATGGGGAGCTACCGTAACTGGCGGTGCTTCTACTAAATATCTTGTATGGTTTAACGGTTCTGCATGGACGGTATTAGGTAAATGACAAAGATTACACTAACTAACGTAGGAAGTCTTACACAAAACCCTACTACTGCTCAGACTACAATAAATAATAATTTCTCTACTATTCAGACTGCTATGGATAATACGCTGTCTAGAGATGGTACTACTCCTAATACTATGAGTAATCCTCTAGATATGAACAGCAATCAAATAGTTAATCTCCCTAATCCAGCAACTGCTAACTCTCCTTTACGTTTACAGGATTTGAGTACATTCACTGGTGGCGGTACAGTAACTAATATTCCATCTGGCGGAACTACAGGTCAGACCCTTACTAAGAATAGTAATGCCAATTATGACGTAACTTGGAATTCTCAAGCAGCCGGTCTTAACGCTGGTACTAACATTAACATCAGCGGTGGCAGTCCTGCTACTATTTCCGTTATTTCTAATCCTGTATTTAGTACATCAGTTACTACTCCTGAGTTAATTAACACAGGAACTCTTACTCTTCCAACATCTACTGATACATTAGTTGGTAGAGCAACTACAGATACTTTAACAAATAAGACTATAGATACTGCAGGTCCTAATACACTTAAAGTTGCAGGAACATCCTTAACCGCTATTACTGGTAGTGGTAGTGTCGTTTTAGCAACATCGCCGACGCTTGTTACACCGAGTATGTCGAGTATTGTTAATACAGGTACACTGACACTTCCAACGTCCACAGATACGTTAATTGCCCGCGCAACTTCAGATACTTTAACTAATAAAACTATTAACGGCAGTAGCAATACTTTAACAGTTCTAGGTTCTAGTCAAATCAGCGGTAATATCCCTGTTTCTAATTTGAACTCAGGGACATCGGCTTCGTCTACAACCTTTTGGCGTGGAGATGGAACATGGGCAGCTCCTCCATCAGGTTCGATAGTTTTTCTTGAAACACTTACTCTCTCAAATGTTGCAACTAAATCTTCTACAGTTTCTTGGTCTGGGTATTCTGCTATTGAAATCAACATAATGAATGTTGTTCCGGTTAGTTCTAGCAGTTTGCTTTTTAATTATGTAACAGGAGGCGGAACGCAGTCTACGGGATATACTTCTCAGTTTTTGACTGCCGCGGGTCCTACTGTAACAGGAGCTACTAGTGGAACTACTACTGCAGGTGTTCTTGGACCATCCGTAACAAATACTGCTCTTACGGGTTGGACTGGAACATTACGTATATATAACATTGCTTCTACAAGTGCTGTTAAATCATTCGTAGCGCAAGGGTTTCTTCCGGGGCCTACTGTAGCTACTATCTCAGGCAATTGGGGAACAACCTCAACAGCTCTCACGGGCATTGTTTTTTCATTTGCAAGTGGTAATTTATCTACAGGCATAATTAATATATACGGTGTTGTATGAAACAGAATTTTAACGACTGTCTTACTCGCGTCCTTAAGGACGAAGGAGGTTACTCCAATGTACCGGGAGATAATGGCGGACCTACTAACTTTGGTATTACTATTAGTGACTATAGGAAGTATATCAATCCTAGAGGCACCGCCACGGATGTCAAGAACATGTCGGTGGATCAGGCGAAAGTTATCTACAAAGCACGATATTGGGATGTTCTTGGTTGTGATGATCTTCCCTCTGGCGTTGATTATACTTGTTTTGATTATGGGGTTAATAGTGGGGTAGGACGCCCTAGGAAGGCTCTACAGCGATTTAAATCACTCAGGGGTACTCAACTCATCAACGCAATTAACGACGAACGTATGGCCTTCCTACAGTCTATCGGTGTAGGACATAACGCTCAGTTTCTTAAAGGCTGGACCAGTCGAGTTAACCGTGTCCGTCTTTATTCACTTCAATTGTCTGAACAAGTTCCTCAGACACCTAAAGCAACCGGTGGTATTGCAGCGGCAATACTTGCAGGTGTTGCTTCAATATACCATTGGGGTATTTCACACTGGCCATTAGTACTCGCTGCAGCAATTGCAGTTGGTCTCACAGCCTATCTCGTAATCCATTTCTACCACAAGGCTAAACAATAATGGACATGAATTTAGAACTCGTTCATCAAGCTGCTCCGCACGTAGCTGCGGTAAAGCCTCATATTCATCACGCAGTTAAACAAGCTGCTCATATACAAGGAATTTCTATGCTTACTACAGTAATTTCAACAACTATCGGTGTCGTCATCGCAGGTGTTGTCGGCTTCTTTGTCGGTAAACGCGGTCTCATCGGAACTAAATCGGATATCACAAATGCCGTCACGAGCACCGAAAAAGTCATTACAGCAGCCGAAACAGCAGCCCATCCCGCTGCTTAAAAGGATTTGGCGTAATAGTCAGACACTGCCTTGGGCTTATACTCAATTAAGTGGTGCTTCTATTCTGGCTGCTATAGACGCTACTAACCGCGTCTTACAAAGCCAACAAATGACGGATGTTTTAAATCGCATCCACGCTACACCAGAGATATATACAGCTTTGGCGATGTTCGGCTTAATCACGTTTATTGCACACGGCAGGGATAATGCTTAGTTTACTGACTACTCTACTTCCGGGAGTTTTTACAGCAATTAGTAGCATAACAAATGCTATTGCTAATGAAAAGATTGCTGCAATAAATGCAACTACTGATGAAGCTAGAATAGCTGCACAACAGAATATAGCTGCTTTAGAAGCACAGAAGGCTGCTTTAATAGCAACGCACTCACCTTGGACAAACTTCGTTCAATTTATAATTGGTACCGAAGTTGCTTTTGTATTGGGTAAACTCCTTGTGTGGGATAAAGCATTAGGTGATTATACACATGGACACACTGATAAGATTGATCCTAATATGTGGTGGTGCATAACCGCTGTTGTTGGTTTCTATTTCGTAGCTGGGATATTTAAGAAATGAAGTTAACTCTCCTACAGATGACACAGGACATTCTATCTAGTATGTCCTCAGATGAAGTCAATAGTATCTCTGATAATGCAGAGTCGTTACAAGTAGCGACAATCATTAAACAGAAGTACTTTGATATTATCAATAGGCTTGGTCTTCCAAGGAATTATCAGCTTATTCAGCTAGAGTCCAGTCAAGACAATACTAAGCCAACGCTTATGTATGTTCCTAATGGTGTCTCAGATATCAAATGGGTTAAGTATTTTGATAGTAATCCTCAGGATGGCAATACTTCAGATACGTTCGCTCACGATCTTAATACAGACCTGCATTCTCTAACAAACGCAGGCGTAGCCCCTCCGGGTTATCTCTATGTGACGGTACTTCCTAATGATGAATTCATTGATATGGTATCTGCATTTAGCACTGTTGATTCCAACGTCTTTACTTATACTCTTTCAGATACTAGTAATGGGTTTAATGGAAACTTCAAGATTAATTATAGGAACGACAGGCAGCCTACATACTGTACAGTGATATCAAACTTCTATGTCTTATTTGATGGATTTGATAGTTCAATAGATAGTACTCTCCAGAGTAGCAAGTCTATGTGTCTGGCTTCAGTCATTCCTACCTTCCAGATGGTTGATACCTTCATTCCTGATTTAGAGGAAGAAGAATTTCCATTACTTCTGAATGAAGCGAAATCATTGGCATGGATGGAGATAAAACAACAGGCTCATCCATTAGCTGTTCAAGAAGGTAAGCGTGGTTGGACTAATATCCAGAAGAAGAAGGCTGTTATCAACCGTCCTACTTACTTCGATGAGCTTCCGGGTTTTGGGCGTAAGCGTGGATACTATGGCTTCCGTGGTGGAACGTATGTCGGAATGAACCAATATAACTATCGCGGTGGATTATACTAATGCCTATTAACTATACAAGCCGTGTTTCAGAAGAAAGCAAGATGCGGTCGCCAGACCGTATTCTTGTTTTAAAACCTATAGAAGGCAAGAAGCCTCTAGATTCTGGAATGCGTGTCGACCCTAGACTATTTAAAGAAGGAGACGACACTAATCGTCTTCATGGGGTCATGGATTTAGAAACAAGTCTGTGGTCTCTTAAATATGAGAAGGGTTCAGTTCCTCCTGCACTGTCTGGTAAGTTCACAGGATTTAAACAACTTCTTGATGCAGCTACAAGTTATTACAACCAACGTAATATAGAAATCACACAAGTTAAAGACTGATGCCTGCTCAGGTTATTACCAGCGTAGAAAATAACTTTACTAAAGGTTTAATCACCGAAGCTACAGGGCTTAACTTCCCTGAGAACGCTGCTACATCTGCTACTAACTGTACATTTACTCTTATTGGGGATGTCATTAGAAGGGAAGGTATAAACGAAGAGCTTAACGGCACTACTGTTAATATCAACAGAGCGCTGTCAGCTATGACTTCGTATGTCTGGAATAATCCCGGCGGTGACGGTAATTCTAAACTCTTAGTTAAGCAAGTTGGTAAAACTCTTTACTTTTATAACATAGCTACGTCAACTATAGCTTCTCCGTTAAGTACTCAACAACTAGCCCAAACTGTTGACTTATCTTTAAATACTGTCTCCGGCTCTTCCTTTGATATTTCTAAAGAAGCTGCCTTTGCTGATGGTAATGGATATTTAATTGTATATCATCCGAGTTGTGAACCGGGGTATATCTTATATAATCCCGGTACTCAGTCTGTTTCACTTAATCAAATCAATGTTCAGATAAGAGACTTTCAGGGTCTTAATGATGGTCTTGCTGTTAACACCCGACCGTTGACGTTAACCAACGAACATAATTATAACATTCAAAACCAAGGATGGACATCAGGTAATACTTGGGCAACTGCTAGTGTCAGTTCTGTAAATATATCTTCTACTACTAATTATATTTTTACTGTACCTAGTGGTATATCTGGAATAAGCAATGGTCAGACTTGTACGATGCAAACTACAAGTACGATACTCCATCGTGACCCAGCTAATGGTAATCCAACCTTTTTAACAAACATAACTGTTAATGCAACAGGAACAGTGGTTTCTTATTCAGGAACTTCTTTAACTATTAACGTCTTTACTTTTTCGTATACAGGCGCAAGTCCTTATTACGCTAACCCAAATAATCACGGCGGCCCGGGCAATGAAGTCCTGTTGTTTGGAAGTCCCCAGTGGATATTTATCGACTATACTCCTTGGAGTATAGCTTCTGTTAATACCAATAACATCTCTACTTGGTTCTCTGCGGAGTCTAATTACCCAAGTAATGCGGATGTGTGGTGGTATTTTAAAGACAATACAGGGACATTTGCTCCCGGTTCGACACAACCTAGTGTTACATTAGCTACTGGAAATGCCCCGCAAGGACATTTTATCCTACCTGCATTTAATATGAATAGAACTGCAGTATCTGGTATTTCTAATCTAACTACGGTATCAACTACAGTACGTCCTAATACAGGCTGTTGGTTTCAAGGGCGAGTCTGGTATACAGGAGTATCAGCTTCACAAGCCAGTATTGGCGATGCCCAATATTATACGTGGACTGAGAATATATATTATTCAACTACGATTACGTCCATTAATGATTTCGGAATATGCTATCAACAGAATGACCCAACGTCAGAAAATCTAAACGGAGAACTTCCTACAGATGGTGGTGTCCTTCAGGTTGTAGGTTCAGGTACGATACATAAATTATTTCCTATCGCTAACGGTTTACTTGTCTTTGCTAACAACGGAGTGTGGTTTATAACGGGTAGCCAAGGCATTGGCTTTGCCAGTAATGACTTTACCATTACGCAGTTATCGAAGATTAAATGTCTATCAAGACATTCATTTATAGATGTCAACGGTTTACCGTTCTTTTGGAATGAAGAAGGTATTTATCAAGTCATGCCACAACAGGGTGGACAACTTGCAGTAGAGCCTATTACGGTTGGAACTATTCTTTCCTTTTATAATAACATTCCTCTAGCAAGTAAGAAATACGCCAGAGGTAGTTACGATCCTATTAATTATACAATCCAATGGTGTTATCGCTCTACTATAGAGTCCTCTACAACCGATCGGTATCAGTTTGATAGTATTTTAAATTTTAATACGTATAATAAAGCATTCTTTCCATATACTGTATCGGCAGGACCTAATACAAATTTTATCCATGATGTTGTATATATCTCATATCCATTTATAAGTAATGCTACGCCTGAACCTGATTTTAAATATCCTACGTCTTCATTAATATCCGACAATTATTTACATACTTTTGCTGAAGAATATGATACTAATTATGTCGATTGGGGTTCTGTCAACTATACGTCACAGTTTATTACTGGATATAAGCTTCATGGACAAGGGTTGATGAAAGTTCAAGTGCCTTATATTTATACGTATTCACGTACAAATCAAGGCTATCAGGC